CCGCCGCCATCACCGACGACCAAATAGTCGATCGAGTAGACGCCGGTCGGGACGGTGAATGATGTACTGGAGTAAAAATACTGAAAGACGGCCATCGGCTTACCTCACTTCGAGGTCAGCCCATGAGCCCGTCAACGCGAAAGAGCCAGAGATGTTCAGCATTGGCAGCGGCCACATAGCGGCGAAGTTAGGCGTCACCATGAATATGCCGGTCTCGCAGATCATGCCGTTCGTCGGCGGTTCAATAAGTGGTATCAGTTCAATCTCAACCGCAGCTATCCATCGTGTATCCACGCATAAATCTGTCGTCCATGTAGCACCAGGCTTCTGAACAACAGCACCACTGTACTCCAACTCCAAGTCGAAAGAGTCGGCGAGCGAGAACACACCAGTCGCGGCGATGAGCTTACGGTTGTAGGCAACCTCGGCTGCCGCACCAGTCTCCACGAAAGTGCCGGTGGCCAACGGGATAGCCGGCGCGCCAATAGCAAGCATCTCGGCGTGACCAGCCGCGGCAAAGACACCATCGGCGCCAACGAGTTGGTGGTTCCATTTAACGACAGCGGCTGAGCCAACCTCGGCAAAGACGCCAGTCGACACGGGAAAAAGTTTCGGCACGAGAATCGTTGCAGCGTGCGCGGTCTTGGCGAAGACACCAGTGGCGCCGGCCAGATGACGATTATACGCGAGCGTAGCAAAGCCAGCGCACGAGAAGGAGGCATTATAAGCGGTGAGTGTCGGGGTCTTTTGAAGAACAGCAGCAGAGCCAGTAAGCGCGAACACACCCGTTGGAGGACCTGTGGCTTTGTAGATGTGCTTGAAGGCGAGGCTCTCGGCGGTCTCGACGAACATACCCGTCAGCGCTACGATCGCCAGCGCGCGCACAACCACAATCGCTCTGCCCGTCACTACGAACGAGCCAGTCGCTCCAGAGAGTTTACGGTTATACGCAAGCTTGTTCGGCGCGTAGGAACCAACGCCGAAGACACCAGTCGCAGCAGCGAGTGAATATGTCGACATGGCTCACCGCCGATCAGGCAAGGGTGAGAAGCACGGTGCTCGCGGGGGTCACGGTGAACGTCTCGCCTGCCACACCATTCAGTGTGACCGCGCTGCCGTAATCGTACCAGCCGATCAGGTCGCCCGTGGTCGAGTCGTAATAGACCACATAGCGGAACGGTCCCATGTTGCCAGTCGATGACGTCCAGGTCGTGGGGTTCGCGGCCAGCGAAGAAGTACCCGAGCTATTCGTCCAGCCCGTGCCACCGACTGTCGCACCGCCGGTCGTATAACCGTCACCACTGGCCAGCTCGGAAATTCTCGCGGCGATGACCGTATAGGTCGTGTCCGCCACAACGGGAGTCGCAGCGAACAACGCGACCTTGATTGTATCTGTATTTAGGTCCATACCACCGAGACCTAAATACTGCACGAAGTTGTTGAACTTGCTGAACGTTGCGATGGCCGTTACTCCCGAGTTCGAAAATCCTGCGGACTATGTCACAACACCGTTAACCGTGCAAGTCCTAGCTCATTTCATATAGCTGAGCAATTTCCTGGTGTACACGTCTTTCATGGGTGTGCCAAGAGGCAATCCGGTGGCCCTAGACTGCCCAACCTCTTGCATCCATTTGCTAACTCCGCCTTGTAGGTTCATCTGCATGCCTCGATTTTCGGGCTTCATATTGAACTCTAGCGAAGCAGCACGCCACTTCGACATACCCTCCGTATCCTGGTTCTGTAGCGCGCGAGCGTAGCCTTCCTCAATCACCTGCGAACGCGCTTGCCGCGCCTCCTCGGCTCCGCTCTCTATTTCCTTACCTTCCATAGCCTCGGAATAAGCGCCGGGCGTCAGGCCTACAGCCTGTTGGAGAGCATCAAGCGCACCATGCTCCAGCGGCATCGGCTTGCCGGTGTGATCGACATAACCATGCTCTTCGACGTTATACGCGCGAGCGATATTGCGCAGCGATGTGGGGAGGAAATGCGCCATCACCATCGTCGGCGGAACGCCGTTATAGAAGTCTCGCATCGCTGTCACCGAGTTACCTATCATGCTTATTGGAGCGCCCCAGGCGCGCGACAGAGCATCCGGCAATGCATCTTCCCACTTGCGACGGTCCTCAATGAAGCGCGTGAAGGGCGCCTCAGCAACACCCCAATCGGCAGCGTCCACACCAAGAGTCCGCGGCAATCCGCGCGCCAACATCTCGGACGTGTCGTGGCCAAAAACCTCCCTCAGAAAATCACGATAATGCGCGACAACATCGTAGCCCTGGCCCCCAGTGAACAAGTCGGACATGCGGGTAAAGAGCCCGGCCATCAAGCCAGCGGCCGGCAAACCTAGCGTACCGGTCAGAACAGTCGCCGCGGCTAAATGCGCCATCATGAAACGCTGCGATTCGGCGCGCGTCTCCGGGCTCGCATCCATGCCACCGAACGAACGTACCAACTCCGGCAGGAGCTTTGACCAATACTTGGATTGGAACTGATGGAACTTAAAGACCATCGGCGACATTGGTCCCATGAAACCGCCCTTCGCACTAAAGCCGCGCGGCGTGTCATAGTTGCCCCAATTAAACATGCTCTCACCGAGCACATGATGCGTGTAATCCCCCACACTGTTGAAGCCCGTCATCTGATCCGGTCGCGCATCAGCTAAATGCTTGGCGCTGAGAATGATCGACAGGCGCGCATTAACCTCCGCGAACGTCGCAGTCATGTTGGCGTACTGCATCCAGCGATTAATGGCCCCATGACCGACAGTACCGCCCTGCTGCGCCTGCGCGAAGCTCCCGGACTCCAGCATAGCGCGATTGCGCATGTCCAGGACGTGTGCAACCTCTGATTGGTTGAGCCCAGCGCGACCGAGCATAGCGTCATTGAAGCCATCCAGAGGGTTCTTCAGCAGCTCCATCATGATCCGCATGGTCTTCGGCGCGGTCGAGATCAGCGCGGCGCCGGAATTTACGAAGCCGAACTTCTTCGCGAACTCGGGCCAGCCAAGAAGTGGGTTTTGCATGACCTGCATCGCCATAAAAGCCGGGCTGCCACCAAGTTGCCAAGTGTGGGCGATAGCAGTAAGGGCCTCGATATAGCTATGCGGCTCGCGTGACAACATATTCGTGCGGCGCGTCATGTACTCATCAGCAACACCCTGCATTTTGCTGGCCAGTGCGGTATTACCCATGCCCTTGAATGCGCCTGCCTGTGCCTGCAGATCAACATCATTCTTAGCCATGTCATAATTCGTCGCCAGTGACGCTAGCGAGTTTGCCACCATCGCATCGCTGCGACCCATGCTGCTAACCATGTCCTTAGATGACCCCAGGACGTTCTCGCGCTTCTCCCACAACTGGCGCACAGAGTTTGGAGGCAAAAGATCGACCTGCAGCGCGCGAACCGCAGCTAAGATATCGAGTTGGTTTGGATCGCTGGAGTTCTGTTTCTCTGCATTGGCGAGCAGATGATCGGCGAACGGGATCGCCCCGTCGAAAATCTTTCCTGCGCCAATCGGCCCGGTCGTGATACCCTTCTCGGTATCGAGAAACCCATCCTTCTGAAGCCCGTATGCTAAATCTGCCATCGCCTGCGCGTTGTCCGTCGTCGGATGGCGGGTATAGACAGTGCGACGATCGGATGAGAGCGCGTTCATGTCTACATCACCCATGCCACCTGCGTTCATACGTGTCTCGGCCGCCTTCAACGCAGCCGGATCGATACGACCATCAGGGCCAGCGCGCAGTGTGAACGCGGTGAAGAAGTCTCCATTGCGCCCAAGAGTGAAATGCGGTGCTTGATTCATAGCCTGCATACGGGCAGTGTTTTCCGCCAGAATCTTCTCGAACGGTTTCGCGTAATCTGGCAACTCGCCCTGGCCATGCAGCCCATCTAGGAACGTCTGAACACTTGATTGCATCTGCGTCAGCGCCGCATTGCCGTGCTGGTTATACGCGCTGATGTTGCGATGGTCGGGCCGCTGATTCCAAGCACTAGACGGGGACTGATCCGGGAAGTCGGCGACCTTACCGGGCAAAAACCGGCTCACCATGTCGAAGAGATGCTCCGCCATTTGCATGTAGCCATGTCCCTGCTCCAGTTGGACACGCTCCCTATACAAATTCTGCCCCACACCGGGCGGCGCGCCGTCTTTAGCCGGCTGCCCGAGGGTGTTATAGACACCCTGCGCGCGGTTAAACTCGCTCTGCAGCTCCGCGAGACGCGGATTCGGCTGCGTCGGATCGTCGGGGTCCATATGGAGCCATGTCTGCGCTGACCACGGCTTGGTCAGGTCGAACTTATTCTTCGTCGCAGTGCTGATAATGTACTGCAGATTAGCGTAGGACTGCTTGAACGCCGAATACTGGAGCAGTCCGCGGTTGTTCACGTTCGTAGTGTCGCCTATGGCTGCAGTAATAGCAGCACGAGCCTGATGTAGCGTCTCGCCAACACCAAGCGCAGGGAGTTTCTCGCCCCATGAACGCACCATGTCCCGAAGACCCATCAGTTTCATGCGGAAACTCTGTATCGGCTGGCTAGATATCCAGTCTCCGATCTTCGCAGCCTCCTGCATCCCACGACTGATAACGTCATCCGCTGCTTCGGGACGTTTAGCGAGCATGCTCTGCGCGGGATTGTCGTAGTTGGCGCCGGGAACCACCGGCCGCTGCGTCCCCTGCATCGCTGTGCGGTTGTCCTCAACCCACTTTGCCACGTCAGAGGCGCCGAAAGTCTTGAACTTCGCGGCAAACTGATGCAGCCCGACATCATCGAGTTTCGCGGCAATGGCCTGCTTGAACTTTCCAACGATTGCGAGAAGAGCCTGCTGCAGCGGACCAGTGCGACCAGGCTCAGAGGCGTGCGCGATAATTTCTTCGGCCGCATTTGCCTTCTCTGCATCCGACATCTCAAAACCATTAGCAGGAAAATACTGAGCTACGGAGTCCTGAACGCCAAACCGCTGCGCGAGCTTCTGCGCCCCGGCACTACCGCCCATGCGATCGAACACATCAGCCATTGTCGCGGTATGCTCTGGAGTGCCCTGCTCCCCAACGCGGGCCATCGTGGCCATATGTCCAGCAAGTGCCTCATGCGACAATGTCTGCTCGACCTCCAATGGTGTGCGCATCTGATCGCGGAAAATATACGCACGCTGGTTATGATAGAGACCCATCAGGTTGTTCAAGTCGAACTTCGCCTGCGCAGCGCTCGCTTGAACATCAGGCGGTAATTGACTGGCATTATCCAGGACATGAACACGCGCTGCAATGTCCGGTCTAATGCGATCGGTGGCCAGACGGTTCGCGACGATGCGATCAATGCGCGCAGCCGGCATCGGCGCCGAATTAGGAGCATCGGAATAGCTTGCGAGTGGTGTCTTCACAACCGGATCGGGCTGATACGAAACAACTTGCGGCTTGTCGAAGACGTTCCGCAGCAGTTTCAAGTCCTCGCCCTTCGGCCCAGTATCGGTGGGCTCAGCATCATTCCAACGCACAACGAGACCATCGTACCCTTTGCCCAGGACCGTATCTTTCAACGCCTGCGTCTGCTGTGTCATCTGTGCTGGGTCGGTTCCATAGGGATTCGGGAACTTCCAACCGGCCTCCTTCGTTAGCGCGGTCCACTGTTGTCCACTCGTGATGGTCAGCGGCTTCTGCACGACTTCAGCGAGGTTGGCCTTCTCGATGTTAGGACCGAATGTCGCCGCGTGCGCCGGATCGAACGAGAAGTAGCGTCCCTGTCCAGCAATCGGCACCGGCGAACCAGTCGGGTTGTATACAGTAGACACATCACCACGACCAGAGCCACGGAATAACTCCGGCCCCACGTCCGCCCGCGCACCAATGCCCTTCAAGAACGCCGGCACATCATCAGGTCGCGGTGTCGTCAAGTCTTCAGGAGTTGTTCCGATATCTTGGATAGCAGGGCCTTTTTCTTCTGGGGGAGCTGGAGGAGTTTCTCGGGGCGCAACTTCCGCAGGGGTAGCATCCCTCGCGGCGTATGGGCTTCCCGCCCCACCACTATTTTCGGATGCTGCGCCTGGTTCTTGAACGACACCTGGCTCTTGAATAGCAGTTGCCGTATCTGGTGTAGGTTTCAATGCCGCAGCTTGATCGCGCAGCGCGATCAGATTCTCCAACTTCGGGCTATCGGGGCTCTTGGCCAGCTCGGCATCGAGATCGCGCGCAATGCCTAAATGAGTTGCGAGCTTATCAAACGACTTAGTATCTGTCACCGGCAACTTCTGGTCGACCGCAGCCTGCACTTCGTTATAGAACTCAGGGAGATTCTTAGCCTGCGAACCTTTAAGGAAGTCACCCACAACACCAGACGAAGCCGCGCGAGGCGCGACATCCGCATTGGTAGCGACCTGCTTAGCAATCGGGATCTGCGAAGTTTCATCCACATGAAGCTTCTGCGCAAGCGTCGGTTCGGCAAGCGCGGTTTCGACCTGTGACACAGGCACGGCCGGAGTTTCAGCAGCCGGAGGCACAGGCACGACCGGAGTTTCAGCAGCCGGAGGCACGGGCGCACCAGGCACGGGTGTCTCAGCAGCCGCAATCGGAGGCACAGGCTCAGCGGCCGGCGTCGCGGGAGCAGCACGCTGACCAAAGTCGGGGGCGGGGGGCGCCGTGGGCGCCATTGCTTTGACCGCCGCAGCCTGATCGGGATCAATGGTGTCGATCTGCGCCTTAATCGCATCGTTTGTCGGCGCGCCGCCACGCATGCCAAGAACGCCACCCATCAGGCCGCCAGTGATGGCACCCGAGGCTGCGGATTCAGCGATCATATGTGCCTTATCGGCGGTGGAGAGATCCGGCCGCACGGTCATCTCGGCCGCGGTCTGCAGGCCAGAGCCCACCGTATTGAACGCAGCACCGCCAAAGGCCGTCGCGGCCATGCGCGACATCAGCGTACCGTTAGCTTTCTCCAACACCGAGGCCGGGAACATGGCCTGGATCATGCCGACCGGGACGCCGAACATGAGGGCCTTTGCGGCGTCGAGTTGCGTAGCGCCTCCGGGCTTCTGATCGGCCTGTTGCTCGATCCCACCGACGGCAAGCGGCGTCATGACGCCGGCAGCAGCCGCAGCGAGCTGGTTGCTACCAGTGCCGCCAGCGATTTCAGGGATCGCCTGAGAGAGTTTGCCCATGATGCCCGGCGCAGCGGAGCGTACTGGCACCCCCATCGCGGTGAGACGCGCCGCATAGGGCGCCGCTTCAGCGCCGGCACCGGCCAAGCCTCCAATCCCCGCCAACATTGGAGCCATCTCAAGACCGGTCACAGCGGCTTTCTTCAAGAAGCCGCCCACGCCGTTAGCGAAATAACCGCCCTGCTCAACACCTTGAATATCCGGCTCGTTAGTCGCGGAGGCCGTCGCGGCGAAGTTACTCATCGCATCTGCAGCGCCGGGCATGCCTAGAACGCGCGGAACTGCGGAGGCAGCATAAGCCGCGCCGCCCACGAGTTGATGCAGCCCGACACCGATCGGCTCGGCGACCGCGCGCACGGGCGCAGGCACATTGGCCCGCATCCAATCAGCAAAATTATTGACGGCAGCAGCCGCGTAATCCACGGGTCCGGCGCCAGGCGTCGTGCTCCAGACAGAGCCGGGCGCAGGTGGGGGCGCGGCAGGCACGGGTGCGGTAGGGCGCGGCAAATTCTGATCACCGCCAGCCCAGGCTATCGGCGCATTTGGATCGGGCATGCCGGCCATTTATCAGTTTCCTACAAAGGAAAATCCTGAGCGGCCAAAGCCCCAAACACTCGGCGCGAACATCTTACGAAGCATCTCGCGCCTCGCTAGATCGACCTTCGCTTCGAAGGTTGTTAGGAACTCTTGTGCGCGCTCGGGATCACCAAGTTCATGATCGACAATACGCAGCGCGAGATACGCTGCATAGTCCAACAGGTCGAGATGATATTCCTCCGGGACCTCCGGCGCAACCTCTGTGTTATCAGGCGTCAAATGCTTCGGCAGACGCGCGACACGCATCTGAATAGTGCAGCCGGCGTATAAGGCACTTGGAATGGGATAGGCGCGAAAGTTGATGATGCCCATAGAGCCATCTTTATTGGCTGTCGTGAACTCGTCCGTATCGTAAGCCAGTGGCTTACCAGGCGGTAGCGTCGAAAGTTCATTGGGACTGAAGAAATAACGATCGGGGATCGTGTAGCAATCGAACTGGAAATGCCCGGCGCGCGCAAGATCCGCCTTATCCTCGGGCTGCGGCCCGACCCACACGCCATTGACCCATGAGCCGTTACCCATGAAGCGCGCGGAGATAATCGCGAGGATGGAGGGATCTAGGGGGTAGTTCTTCTGGAAAGCGACCGTCTTAAACTGCGTAATAGACGGCGTCGTACCGTCGCGGATACAGAGTGTCCGACGGGCGAACCGACGCTGCGCCTCATCAATATAGCGGACGAGCGTCGACTTCGACCAAAGGTAATCCGTGTCACCCGCGACGAGATCGCTACGATCGTGCAGGATGTCAGCCCGCAGTATGCCAAGCAATTCACCGAGGGTCATGACCGTTCCTTATTCGGCCAAGCGCAAATCAGCAGCCGTTACGAGACGATAGGGGAAGCGTCGACGACTCCGAGTGCCGATAACCTTCAGCGTGTTCGAATCCTTGCGCGGCATCGCCTGGATAGCGTTATCGAGAACCTCAATGACAGCAGGCGGCACCCAGGCCGGCTCGCCGGCTCTTAGAATATAGCCCTTGCCATTGACGCCAATCGGTAAACCGGTAGGCGGCATGTTCTCTGACTCTTCCAGGATGATATGCACGTAATCTTTCGGCATGCCGATCGAAGCCTTTTTGACCGGCTTGGCGTCCACAGACGGGGGGCTCGCCACGATTTCAACTTTGTCGCTCATTTCTTGTCTTCCTTCTCTTCAGTGTCTTCCTCGGTGGCCTCCTTGAAGGCCGCCGCAAACGGGTCCGGTGGAGGCGGGTCGAGAGGCAGAGCCTTCTCGGCAATCGTCTTCACGAACTCGCAAGCATCTTCGCAAGTCTTGAATTGATACTCGCGCTCAGGGTCCACCCAAACTGTGGAGGGACTTTGTTTACGATTAGCTTCCGCGATCTTCGGATCAGTCGCCGTGACCGAGTAACCGTTCTGATCGCGCTCAATGCGGATGCAGGCCATCTCAGGCTTCCGTATAGCTGCAGGTGATTTCGTAGTCGATCAGCCCGGTCGCCGATGCGGCCGTAACTGGCGCCACCGTGCGTGCGACGGCGTCTGTCACAACGCTGGCAATCGCTTCGTCCGCTGCAGTCTGCGAAGTTCCTTCAACGTTCGTGATCTTGGTCTCTTTGATGCAGGTAAAGTTGGTGACGGCGCCGCGGCCAGTGGAGATACCGAAATCTGCGGCCACGCCGATACCGACCGTGTTGCCGGTGCCCGAGCCGTTCGCGGCATAGCCCGCAACTGTCGCGGAGGTAAGTTGCGCATAGGCCCATTTGCTCTTGACCGTTGCGGAGGCGTTCTCGATGAGGCTAATGACTTCTGAAACTGGGCTACCATCCTGGTCCGTGCCGACCAAAGTCAACGTGCCAGCGGTAATCGCGGTCGTGGTCGTGGTGCCAATCACGATGCGAACACTGAGCTTCCGAGCATGCGGAGGCTGCGCGGCGAGCGTCAGCGCGACGTTGGCCGGCGTCACAGCCGCGACGATAGAGACCAAGTCCGCAAGAATAGGTGCGTGGATCGACTCTTTGACCGTAAAGTATTGATCGTTACCTGCGCCGGCTTGACCAAAAAGATCCGCAAACATCGCATCGATCTTAGCGAACGAACTACGGGAATCTTCCTGACCACTGTGGTCGAGTTTTTGATAGGCCATTGGTGCGGACTCCAGAAACTAAAATGAAAGGTAAAAGGCGCCCCGTAGGGCGCCTTAACTATTAGCTGCCAAAAGCGTACCAGACGTACACTTTGGCGGAGACGTTGGCCGGAGCAGCGGCCGAACCAGCGGTACCGAACATGAGAGTCCAGCCCCCCGTCTCGGCCAGGTTCGGCGAATAATCTTCGACGGTCGTGTTTATCAGCGTGCCATCACCAGTTTCCGAAGTGCCGGGCGCGTAGACACCTGGCTCAGAGTACGAAGTGCCGACATCCGAATTGATGACAACTGTGTCGGTGCCAATCGCCGGATCTGCGCCGGTGACGCCGTACCACGAATCAGTCGCGGCTAAGCCTTCAACCCACTCCCACCGCTTGGTGTCGGTGACGTTGATGAGCACGACCACCCGCGGCACGAACCCGATGTTAATCGGAATGCCACCAGTGTTCCCGTCACCGGTGTAGCTACCATAGGCGAACTGGCAAGCGCCAGGCGTCTGCGCGGGCAGCACCGTTCCAGGGGCAGTATTTCCAGTTGCGACAGCCATTATAGTCTCCTATTAACCAAAAGTTATGCCCTTATCAGGCGGTGCAAGCTGTCTCCAAACGAGCCATCCACAGATCCTGTAGAATGACCTGACCCGTGTAGAGCTTCCAGCCAACGGTGCCGCGCTGTGCCAACGGGTCGCCGGCAGCCGGCTTCGGGTTGACAACCATCGGGGTCATCGAAGACTTGCCCTTCAACGGGACGATGCCGTAGGCATCGCGGCCGAAGATGAGGATCGGATAGACGTCAAGATCGGTGCCACCGGCGCTCTTGCCGGTACCAACGGGGGTGGAACCTGTGTTGTTGAAGTCAGCAACCACAGCGCCAGCCGCAAGGAACGGCGCGATGACCGTCGAAGTCAGGTAACGAACCTGCTCGATCGAGCCAATCTCGCCTTCGAACGGCGTGGTGTGCGGCCCGTAGGACGCGACAGCAACGAAGCCGGTCATATTGCGGATGTCAGATTCCAGATCCGGGTGGCAGACCGCCATGTACGAGGCTTCGACCGACTTCGTATTGAAGTCCGGGTTGGAAGCCACGACCTGGGTGATCTTGCGCGCATTCTGGCCGTTTAGGGCCGTGGTGACGCGCCGTTGATCGGCCAAACTGATCGGCCAACGCACAGTCGCGCGGGTCGATACCGCGGTGTTGGAGCCGTAAGAGTAGAAGACGTTCGTTCCGGCAACGAGAGTGTTGAACCGAAGCGTCTCGACCGTGACGGCAGCGGACTCACCGAGGATGTCGGTGGTTTGCTGGAGCACAGGATCGGTATGGGTGTCTTCGATCACGTCGGTGATGGTGACAAAGTCGCCATACTGACCGAGAGTGACAGTGTAGTCCTGGTTCGCGAGCAGCGAGCCAGAGGGGGTGACACCTTCAACCAGTGGCGTAATCGCAACTGGAATGAAGAAGGACCCGCTGTCAGGGCCGGCGGCGCCGGATGCACCAGCCAAAAAGTAACGACGGAACTTGGCGGTCATCGTCGAGTTGGTCGGCAGAGGATAGACCTGACCAAACTTCTCCAGATGCAGATACGGCATTGCGCGCTTCAACATGCGTACAACAGAGTACGCAGCGACGGCTGGCGAAATGTCGCCGTATGAGGTGATAGCAGCCACGATAGTGCTCCTTGATCCAAAGGAAAAATCATGCCCTCTACATGATCTTACTCACTGACCGCTTGATTGGTCAGAAGAAGCACCGAAGGGTATATCGCCGTGTATACGTGTTTACAGATAGCGTGTCAATATCACCTACGCGCACCCGCCATCCGAATATCTTCCTTCTCTTGTTCTAGTCGCGCATCCTCGGAAAATTTAGAGAACGCGCTCTCGAAATTATTTGGATCAATACCATCTGTCGTGACACCAGAGCGCTTCGAGCCCACCGGTGCAAGTGCCGCAGCCGCGGCCGCAACCTTCTTGGCTTCAACCGCAGCAGCCGCCGCAGCCGCTGTCGCTTCAGGTGTCGGCGCGAGAGCTGCAGCCGCAGTCGGCGCGGGAGTATTAGTCGCCACGCGCCACCGGCCAATCAGATCGTTCACCTGCGCGGGCGAGCCGCTCTTCGCGACGTTTTCATACGCAGCTTTGATGTAATCAGGCTGCTCGCCGACCCACTTAATCACTTTGTCGTGGATCTCATCGTAGTCCTCGACCAGATTATAAACCTGCTCGGCGTGTTGACGCTCGGCAACCGATCCGGTTTGCGATCTAAGATCGCGCAGCACAGGTCCAATCTGCGCGAAGATGTAGTTGACCATCTGCTGGTACTCGCGACTACGCTTCAGCGTCTCCGCGTGCGAAACATCAGCCCACTCCGCCTCATACTTCGTGAGGAACGCCTGCTCCTCGGCCGAATATGGAGCGATCTGCTCAACGGGCTGCTCAGGAACCTTCACAGGCTCAGGTTTTACGGCTTCTTTGACCACTTGCTGAAAGCGCGCGAGCATATCCGCATCTTGTGCGGCCTTCTGCTCGGGTGTTAGCGCAGCCGGAGGAGGCGCAGCAGGCACTTCCGGGGCTGCTCTGGCCGCAACTTTGGCGGCTTCAGCAGCCGCAGCGGCAGCAACCACTTCCGGGTCGGGTAAGCCACTGTCCACGACTGCAGAGGGAGGTGCTTTGACGGGTTCTTTGGCGGGTACGACAGGCGGCACGACCGCAGCAGCCGGCACAACAGGAGGCACGACGGGCGCAGCGGGCTCGGGCTCCAGTTTTACTATCGGCGTATCGTCGGCAGCCTCCGCGAAAGCCTTCGCGAAGTCCACATCCATACTTTCCCGCGTCTGAATAACAGTCGGCGGGTCCTCCGGCTTTACGGGGATCGCGTCAGTAGCCATTATCATTCTCCTCCTGAAGATTTAAGACGGTTGGCCAGGGTTTGGTATGCCTGGGCTCGGCCCTGGGCCACCGGGAAGTCCTCCGGGGGGCATTGCACCAGGCTGTCCTTGGCTGATTGCAGCAAGCATTCCACCAATTCCACTAGCGTCTGGTGGAGGGGGCTGTCCCTGTTCGCTCGAAGGGTTTTTGTTAGCTCCCCCTCCCGCGTCCGGCTGTTGCGTTCCGCCATGACTCAATCCTTTCTCCATAATTTCCAGCGCGGCGTCGATCGCCTGCACGTTCGCGCCCATTTGATTCTTCTGACCCTGCGCGATGTTTTTGAAGGCATCGGACAGCGTCTTGCGGATATTGGCTTCGAGCCAAGACTGCGTCTGCTGTGCCTGTTGCGCGGCCTGCGCGTCCTGCGACGCCTGACGACGAGCAGCTTCTGCCTCAGAAACCAGCAGATCATCAAGATCCCGAACCGCAATGCGCGCTTCGACCAGCTTCCGGGCATCGATATGCAGCATTTCCTCTGGCTTCAAGGTCGCCGCAAGCTGATCCACCTGCATACCCCGAAGTTCCTTAGCAATCAAGCTCGTCGCGCCACGGGCGATCACATCATATTCACTCGGCAGGGCTTTGGACGGGTTAAACTTGCGATTGAACTGCACCAAAGACTGGATCACGCCCTCGGTAAACCGATCGAAATTGCGAACGATCTGCTTGAATGGAAGCGACGCCTTGCCAAAGATCATCGACGCGCCGGCCGCGTTGCGCATCGGCTCGCTCGGCATATTCTCCATATCGCCGCCAGCCGCGGGGCCAGCAAAAGTCTCGATATCGGCGAATTTCATGAACAGCTCGATGATGCCCTGCAGCTCCGGCACATGCGACTCAATCTTTACGTCACGCACAGCCGGCCATTGTGCCGTAGGGTTCTCATCGTCGCGGTAGAAAATTTTGTAGGAGGTAAGCGAACTAAGATCCTGATCGGGGCGCAGGAGCGCCGTGTTCAACTCTAGGATCGGGCCACAGATCACGCTTGCGTTATCGAGCAGCATGCGCGTAGCCGCAGAGATGGACATCTGTGTATCGCGGATGACGTTCGGCAAGCCAAAACCAATCGGTGCCGTGTCGTCGCGATCAAAAATAAAATAATGCAGCGTCTTGACGTCCACGCCGAGCGATGCCCACGGGTTCAACGCAGCTTTAATGACGTAGCCATCCAGCAACCACACCTCGGCGTCGATCTCTTCGGCGAGTTTGTCCGACGCGACTTCAACGCCAGCCATCTGCAGATAATTACCGCTGACCTTGCCGGCCCAAACGAGCACCTCATACTTAGTGGACTCGATCTTCATCTCGTTGACGTTGACCTTGACACCCATCGCGCGCAGCTCAGTCTCGAACGGCTCGGGGCGGTAGTTGCCGATCGTATGTGCAGCGAGGTAATCCTTGATGACATCCGCAAAGAAGTCCTCGCGCTTGCTAAGTTCGAGAACTTGATGTCGACTCTGCACCACCCGCGTGAAATAGCCGTCGCCGGTATCGAGCCGCTTCGCCGACAGATCGGGGTAATAATCCCACACACTGAGAAACTCGAACATCGGCATGTAGGCCGTGATGGTCTTGCTGCTCGGCTGCTGCGTCTTCGGATCAATTACCCACTGCGTGGACTTGACCTTGCGTGCATATGGCCCGCGTAAAAAGCCGGCGCCGAACTTAATTCCGCTCTCGATCACTTCATTGTTCAGCGCGACATAATCATAAGCCTGATCGCCGCCTAGCTCTTCCAACTGATCGTCGATGACGAGTGTCAGGGCCTTGGCACGCTTGGTGGCGAGATCCTGCGCCGCCTCCGTCACATAATCCATATCTACTGTGGACTGCACCCCCGCGGCTTGATCGAGCGCCTGCTTCTCCGCGATTGCCTCCTTGATGTCCTTGGCATCCATGTCCGGGCTCGGGCGCGCCTGAAGCGTCCAGTTGCGATCATCAGATGGGAACATCAGGTCCATAAGGTGAGCCTGCAAGGTGATGCACTTGACGCGCGTCATCTTGGGGTAGGCGCGGGAACGATTAGGCGAAAGCTCCTTCTCCACCTCAGGATCGTAATATCCAAGGTACTGACGCAGGCTTCGCAGCCAGCGCAACTCTTGGATGCGCCGGTCGGAACGATATTGCATGTACAACTTAGAAAGATTGTAGCCGAGAGACTTAAGTCCCTCCTTGTTGATCTTCTTAACTGGCACATCATCGCCAGGGACCAAGACGCTAGGCGGCTCGATCTTGTCCTGCATCACCGCTTCCGAGCCGTAGTTAGGGCCAGCATCAGCCATCACGCAGCCCTCCGCGACCGCCGGTTACGCATCTGTTCACTCCATGTCGCCCACCGACAGTTCTCGGGACGATAATCACCATCATTATCACGTCGGTCTAATGAAAGTCCAGCCGGGCGCTCGCCCTAATCATTGGAAATGATATCCTCCGACTTTCCCCTGAATGGGGCGTCGTTCGCGCCGGTCGGTGACGGTCTCGCCTCTAGCACTACCACGTTCCCATTGACGATGGAAGTAGCGACAGAGATAACCAAATCCATCACCTACGTGTGAGTATTCGTTTTTCTCCGGGGTCGGTTTTAGCTGGTCATTTTTGTTGGCGATCTTATCGTACCGCCAGCCACCCGCAAGCGCGCGACACAGCATCGGACACTCAGCCTTATCGATCAACAGCGCTGGACCCATGTCGGTCAGGCGGCTCGTGAAGCTCTCGATCGCATCGAGTCTCTTAGCTAAATGATTGTTAGTTTCGATTTTGACCTGAAAGTATTTTTTGAAGATGTCGACGACGGCAGCCTCGTCGGTTTGCACTCGGCTCGCAGACGCAGGATCAGGAGCGACGATAACTTCCGCACCAGGGAACCGATGTCGAAGGTAAGGTTTGACTTTATCCGTGATGAAGCGCGTGGCCCCCATGCCGCGCGCGGTGATTTCGCCGAGCACGAGAAGGCGCCCATAGAGATCTTCCTGGCCGAACACCATCGCGGTTCCCGCAAGACCAGGATCGAGCCCGGCAATCAGTGGGTACGCGGAATTGTAGAGCAGCGGCTTTTTCGATAAGTGTATGTCGGGCCGGAACGATCCGACCACCGGTCGACCACTCGCCGAGAAGCCCCACTCGGCGTCCAAGAACTGCTTGATCCACGCGCGCCCCTTACCAATCGCCTGATTCGTGTAGTAGGAATTATCACCGGCTATGAAAGGCGGCAGATGCGCTAAATTCTCGGCGTTCGGGCCGAGCCCGCTCGGCTGCACGAAATAAGAAATGTTGCAGTCGGGTCGAAGTATCACGTGCCGCACCCGTGCGCAGTCTTCATCTTCATACACATTGACGAGTTCAACCGTTTTCTCATCGTGCAGATAATCGTGCCACCAGTTGTCTTCCGTATCGGGGTTCGACGAACCCCACATCCCCCAATTCGTTGGCTCTCCGTACTTCTTCCAACGCCCTAGACGGCCGGACAGCGCATCGATAATCGACTTAGGGATTTGCACAAACTCGTCGATGATCGCGAACGTCACTTCTAACGAGAGCACACGCCGAATGTCGTCCGCGGTATCGAGCGGGCGAAACAGAACTTCGCACTCGACATCATCGAACCGCAACATGAAGATACTATTCGTCGCCGACCAATGCCCGCAGACACCATCCTGAAACCAATAGCCCCACGAAACTAACGTCGTGTCGCGAAGCTGCGGCATGGTTTGCGAGCACCAAAAAGGCTTTCCATTGCGTCGAACATAGACCACGTGTGTCGGGACTTCGACGCAATACACCACGCCATCATACTCCTGCTCGTACCAACTCTCGGCACGCGGACACGGAGAGGCCCGCAGATCCGTTAGCAGCGTCACGGAGTACAGCACACCGCCGAAGAAACCACCTTGTGGTAGTGGCTGTGGGTCATTACGCCGGTCGCGACAATACTGCGTTGTTGCGTAGCCCGCGAGAAACGCGATCTCCTGAAGATCGTCGGCAAGCTGCTTCGACGCGGTGTACACCCGTGTCGTGTCACATGCTGCGTTCTTTAGATGACCATCGCCCATAACAAACCCGTGCAAGAAAGCGCGCAGATGTTCAGGCGGCGCGTGCTTGATCCATAGTGGAATCGCTTTAGTGGTCGCTTTGCCACACGCAGCAAGCTCCTCACATAGCCGCGTCGTGCGGTCGTCCAGTCGAATCGTCAGATTGAAATTACCGTGACCTTTATCGTGCTCCCCCCATTCGAACCCGGCGCGACGCATCACGTCGCGCGCGTACTCAATCGCGACTTTCTGCGAGAGCACAAGTCGATGGTGCAGGCGAGGCTCGCGGTCGGGATATGCATACACGCCTGCGTAACCTTCCGCGAACCAAAACCCGAGAAACTCAAACAGCTCCAGTGTGAACTTCGTCGTGCCATCCCAGCCGGCGGTCATCGAAAACTCGCGGTTGGTCTTGCCAAACGCGGCGGCACACGGCTCTAGTTTGTACGGCGCGCGCTCTTTGGTGCGACCGTTGATTGTCGCAGTCCACAAGTTATGATCCGGCGTCACGAGAAAGTCGAGGTTCTGCTGCTTGCACCCGAGCATCTTTCCCCTGTACGGCGCGTGATAATGCAGCGTCGGCACGACAAACACAGTCTTCCCGTCCTGAAGCATTGCGACTCTATCGTCGTCCCGTAAATCGCGGAACAACTGCCAACCGCGTTGCTCGGTCAGAATCTCGGTCTGATCGTCGAAGCAGTTGCGAACGATCACCGCGCGAGTGTGGCGTATCCCATCCGGGGATGGTTCCTGCAACTTCGCCATATGCACGAGCTTAAAGAAAAGCGCGGTCGTCTTGCCGGCGCCAAGAGGACCGATGACCCAATCGTAGAATAGCGCGCCGTGAACGTAATGCCGGATAAACGCGCGTAGGGTCTTTGGAGGCTTATAATCGATACCTTCATCACTCACGTAGACTTATCTTTCTCGTGCAGTGTGACCCATGACTGCACCCCCGCGGTAAAGAACACGGCTAGAAGCGGGACATCGAGAATGCCATCCATCAAGCCCGCACCGCCGAACGTCCCCGGCGCGCCAGGAAGTTCGTGTATGTGAAATAGATCAGCACCGATGAATATGCCGAGCGTGGTCGCGATGTACGCAACAATCGGTACATGAGTGCGCGTGACGAGAAACACCAGGACCGACGCGAAAGTAGCCATCGCGATTGGATCCAACTGCAGACCGATCACGGATGGAGGACCCATCGGATTGGACCGAAGCGCCGGGGATGCGAGAAGACACGCGACAATCGTGCAGCCGACGATAGAGACCAGGATCGGAATCAGCTCGTCGCGGTACACGACCGTCAGAATAAGCGCAATAATAACCGGGAGCACCGCCGCGCCGATGTTGATGCGATCCATCGAGTTGATCGGAATGGAGAAGAAAGATCCCACGACAATCGCGACGGTAGCGATGCATAAAAGTATGTGGGGACTAAGCGGCCACTTAACGGGTGTTGAGGACATCAGATGTTCCTTTTATTGGGTATCGGGGCAAATCCGCGCGATCTCTCCCGTCACGTCACGGATACGTTTCATAGCGCCGGCCGGGTCGCGCTCGGCGTTTGCCCGAGCCCAGTCCATAGCCGCACGCGCGTCGTTCTGCGCTTGCTTACAGTATTGACCAGTCAAAAGCGGCTGCACCTGCTGCGTCACCGCGTGCGCTACGTCCAACATCACCCACGCAAAAAAGACAGCAAACAACACTAGAACGAGAAGCGGAACATACGTTCTCATTTCTTCTTCCCTAAGACCGCATTAGCCTTTGTGTCGATCTTCGCTTCGGTGCCCTTGGACAGTTTGCCCTTCTTCACTTGCTGCGAAGCGCGCGCCTTAGCGTTCCCGGCGTGAGAAGCATCATTCATAGGAAATTTTCGAGCTGCAGGCATACCGAAGCTCGAAGCAGGAAGAGACTTACGATCTTTGGTGGTTAGATCAGCCATGTTACGCATCCTTATGTTCGATGACTACCATGCGTTCGTCGTCGTCTTTGCCGAGGTCGATGTTGATATGGAAGCTCGGCATCGCATTTTGCTTACCTAGGATAGCTGGATCTTGGCTCGCGTCAAGCCCCGCGCACCGAATCGTGAACTTTATCAGGTCCGCCCGCACGCTCGCGGGCGTCTCGCCAGACTTGTCCTGGGTCATATCCCAGGATGTGTCAAGCAATGCAAGCGCCTGCAGCCCAGCGCGCGTCTTGAACTGCATGCCGTCCTTCTTGAGAGCCTCGAACGCCGCGGCGACTTCAACAATGAACGCTGGGTTGGCACGAATCTCATTCCACCGCTCGGACGAAATGTCGTTGCCTTCGCAAATCTTGCGGATCGGCCGCGACTTGTCGGCATGGTACAGCGCGACCTCGATCGGAAACGTCGGGGGCCAGCCCATGTCGGCGGGGTCCGCGGGCAGCGGGCGCCGATCGGGCTCTATGAGTTCTGAAAGTTCAGTGTCCATCCCATGTTTCCTTGAGAGCAGTCTAAGTGATCTAAGATGCTCTTAAGAGCAATCGCCGGTTAGCATCTATGTGAGCGCCATCTTGCGATGAAGCGCCAGAGGCTCTCGATCTCGGGCGCAGTCGGCTTATCCGACAGTGCGATAATAAGTAACCGTTCGGGATGCTCGATCTCGACCTCTCCGAGAACAATCTCAATCCCCTGCAATGGGGCCAGCCCAACGGGCTTGAGAGCAGGTTTGACAACCTGCCCGTCGTTGGTGCAGGTTCTATCGTTGAACGAAATCACCGTGGCACTCATTAAGAGATAAGAGCACAGCATGACCCCTGACGTCAATGACTTGGTAAATTGTGGCTTTCTGTCCGCCGGCGCGATCGCACAGTGGGCCAACGTCAAGCGCATTCTTCGCGACAAACAAGTCTGCGGCGTCGTCTGGCAGCTCAGTGCGATTTATATCGCGTGGGGCTTTTGGGGTCTCTATTACTGGCCATCGCTACATCAGTGGTGGTCTTTCGCGGCCGAGATGATCCTCACAATCGGAAGCACCGTATGGGGCGTACTCGCGGTCTGGTACACATTACACCCGGAGGCCAAGTATGACTCACAATAACCTCTCGAAGCATGCCACCTCACCTCGCAGTAACCATGTTCATAGACTAAAACGCCTAGACAGTGCCGTCCTCTTCCAGACCGCGGAGATGCAGATAGACGTCCTCGGTCTGGCAGAGGACGGGATAGTTCTTTCGTGGGGGCCGGCCAAAAATTATTACGGCTACCACCGCCCGAACAACAAATTGCTGCGCGGGTATAACCAGTGCGCTCAGGGCCACTTAAGCGCTCCTGATGGGCCAATATAGCAAACTTTCTCGACTTAAGTGGTAAGAGCCGCAAATTTTCCAGAGTTAAGGCTTTGAAAGGAGTGTGATGTGCCATGACCGAAGAACGCGGCAACATATAGAGAAGCCCCCGGCATCTAACCATGCCGGGGGCTTTTGTTTATCGGGGTTGTCGTAGTGTAACTACGAACCACGCGCGGGAGATCAGCCGATGACGGGGCCGGACGAACCGGGGACCGGAGCGGCCGGAGCTACAGACGGACCAGAAGTGCCAGGACGCTCCGCAACCGGAGCGACTGTCGGATTTGCCTGGGCCTGCGCGGCTGCGAGGTTGAGTCGGCTAATGGCCTCTCCAACTGCAGCGGCATGCCATGTGGGGTCTAAGGCGGCGGTAATAGCCGCTGTTTCCGTGTTGACGGCCGCGATGAGCGTCGCGAGGACTGCGTTATGCTGCACATATCCCACCTGATGCGCGGGGTACGTGGGGGCGGGATGTGCTAAGGGAGCTGGATGCGCTAAGGGCGCGCGCGTGGGATTCGCGGGATTCGCGGGTTGTACTGGATTAGTCATGGTCGTTCTCCTGAGATGACGGGTTCACTATACACGAGTTGCCGCAACAATCAAACTCTGCCGAGCAACCAGCAGATGAGTAGGATAATCAGGATTGTACCGAGTATGCCGCCCCCAACAAAGGGGCCGCCTGTTCGGTAGCCGAGGCCGCCGAACATAATAATCAACACGATGATGAGTAGGATGAGGCCCATTTCAAAGTGCTCCTACGCCTATACACAGCCCGGCCACAAAACTAATAATGAGGCCGAGCAGTGTAAAGACAATCCAAATTGTGATCATTTTCAGTTATCGCGGTTGTCACGATGATCGCGGTTGTCACGATGATCGCGGTTGTCACGATGATCGCGGTTGCCACGATGATCGCGGTTGCCACGATCACGATCGCCACGATCACGATCGCCACGATCACGATCGCCACGATGGCTGTCTCCAAGATGAGGGAGGGTCAGTCCACCATGCCAATAGGTTTCATGCGCGCTGGCAGTTAGCGTGCTGCCAGCGAATAGAATGCTGGCGAAGGCGAGTGCGACGAGGACGGCTTTGGAACTATGCATTAGAATCTCCTAAGTAGCGGGGTAGTCCACTCAGGCTGTGCTAGGCGCCGCGGCGTGTCAAGTGAAATAACTATGTCAAAATTGAAGCAGCTCGGGAGGCGGCATATACTACAAAGTTATCGTAGTTTCTAAAGTTTATGTTTTGGTTATTTTTCGAAATTTTTTGTCGATCCTATATGAGGTACGGTGGACGCGCCCGCGCACGCATATACTAACCCCCAATGGCTAATTGTTAAGGTAAAGAATTTCTCCGAAGGGAGAGCCACTAACCCTAAGTCTTAAGGTTAACCAACTCGATACCTGCGGGCGCGTATCGGTTAAGGTTAATTCTCAAGCATGTAGCATCGACAGTTCGAGTGGTAGTTGCCTACGTTAATCTTAATACTTTACTATAAGTAACTATCGCATGTTGTTAACCATATATATTAGTTGATTTCATAGTTCATAGTGATATGTGTACGTGTGTATCGTAATCGATTGAACGACAATGTAAGGAAGAACGATCATGACGCGCACTTATAACTGGCCACATGATAATGCGCCGTCCTATCAACCTCGCGACCGCTACGGTGACCTACCACAGCCGGCTTTCCTAGAGCCGGATCTTAGCGAAGACCTTGTTGGGACAGGCGATATCGCCGCTTGGCGAGAGCGTGACGGCAGCCTGGTTCTGCTAGACCGCGACACTGGCGAAATAACGAGGTTTTAGGCAACCTAGTAACCCGCTGAGTTATAAGGCTAACTCAGCGGGTTTACAGAATTATCGAAAAATCGCCAAATGATGTTTAAAACATCATATTACGATTTCTCAATAATTCCAATGGGTTAGGAGAGTGTGACATAAATGTTAAATTAGTATGCCCATGCAATTGTTAGCAAGTTAGCACTTTGTACAGTGATCGAATTACACTGGTTTTCTGTAACGAGATAACTGGCTATTTCCATTGATTTAATTTCACTATCCCACATATCCAACTTTTTTAGAGTAAAAACATATATACTGCGCGAGGCACTGGTTTTGGGAGCCCTGATGTTTAAAACATCAGGAGGCAAAGACATATAAATAAATATAGCTAGGGGCGTCTTTTGTCTGAAATCGTTGGATATGTGGGATAGTGGAATTAGAAGAGCAATTTCAAAGGCTTATATTCAAATAGAAAGAAATTCGTAATCGGTTTATAAACCATACTATGTGAATAGGCCTTGACTGCCAATGAAAACAGCATATTATCTAACTCTAGAACGAAAACAGGGAATAAACGATATGAAAAAGTTTAAAGCGGACTTCCGACTATGCGGTACGGTTTATGTTTATGCTGAGGATGCGAAGCAGGCTCGTGCGCTGTTTCTCAAGGTCATTGGCTCGCGTGTTCATCCTGGCACTATTGACCTGGGCGACGCGGTAATCCCGCCGCTTAGTGACCAAGTGTGGCTAGCGCCCGCTCTTACTGCCTACGGTTTCGAAGGCTGCGTACGCGACGCGGGCACGGATCAACCAGTGGCGGATGGCACTAGTGCCAGGGTGGAAATCAAGAACTATAGCGAAGCGCGACGCGAACACAGATGAACCAGTTTGATAGGAGAATGAATATGCCCTACACCTTACAAGCTGATCGAAACGGAAATATGATAATTTGTCATGATCAGCGCAAGCGTAACGGTTATACGATAATCGCTCGTGGTGGTTACGTTGAAATGATCTTGGCGCGCGCCATGCGCACAATCAAGAACTACAGCGAAGCGTGACATTCTGGCCTACGGCTCGTAATGGCCGTAGAGCAGAGCGTCAACGCTCTAGAAAGCGAGAAAACATCATGGTCGATGAAACATTGTTAGCGCGTCCTCATGTTCGCAAGCTTTACGAAATTACCTTGCCAATCTATGACAACTCCGGCAAGCAAACCGAAACCGCTCATAATCTTTTCAAGAAAGTCATTCTTGAAACGGTAGGTGGTTATTCGACTAGCTCGGGCTATGGTACATGGCGTGACGAAACCGGTCACATTTACGAAGACAAAAACATTGTCTATCGTATCGCGTGCGAGTATCATATTTTCGAGAGAGAAATTTTACCGAAGGCATTTGAATTGTTTCCTGACCAGCTCGCAATTTTCCATGGCGATGTAGGTTGGGCATGGACAACGGCTCGCGCGAGCTAACTTTTCGGGTCGCCCTATTGAAAGTGAGGATTATTGCGGCCTGCCATTCATTCTCAGGCGGATGGCAGTGCGGAATAATCAGTATAAAGGTCTAGGAGTAGGGACAATGAGATATCGCACTTACAAAACACAAGCCGGCGCGGAACGATATCGCGAAAAGCTCTGCACAAAGTATCCTGAGCGGCGCGCGATGTTTTATGTCGGGGTTGAGCCACAAAGATTTTGGTTCTGTGTTTATTATCAATTACCGGATGGAAGACCGCACCAACTATGTGCGGCTATGTGACATTGCGAGCGCTGTCTCGCGGAATAATCAGTGTAAAGGAAACTTAGGCATGAAAATCACAAAGAAGCTTGCTAAGAAAGTTTTGGAGACGGTTGACGCCGGCTTATGTTCTGGCGTTGGTGAGCCCGTACCGGGTCAAATGTGCATCGAAGCGGCTGTTTGTTTTGCTCTAGGCGAACCGCATGGCGACGAGCCTAGCTGTGTCGCGGAAACCTTGCGGGCGTTTAAAATCCAATTGAACGATACGCGTTGGTCTAGCAATGAAGCTCGGGCACTCGGATTACGCCGAGTTGCTATCGCTCAGTTAGGTTCTAAGGGCCGCTTGAACGATAAAATATTTATTCGGGCCTTGGCGAAACTCGCGCGAAAATGGGCTCCCGATGCTAATGCTGCTGCTGATGCTGCTGCTCATGCTGCTGCTGATGTTGCTGCTGCTGCTGCTGCTGCTGCTGCTGCCCACCATGCTGCTAATGCCGCGCGTGACAAGTGCCTAGCGAAATGTGCCGAGGATGTAGTGCAGCTCCTAATTAGCTTAGACATTCCCGGTTGCAAATGGCTTAGTCTCACAGAGGTTTAATATGCCCTATTTCGCATGGCTAACAAACGATAACGATATGGCCGCGAAGCTTCGCGCAATCGATCAAGCTTATGATCGCGCCAAGGCCAAAGCCGCGCGTGGTCGTCTCGCTCTCAAGGTTCAAGGCTATCGCGACGCCAAGGCCGCACGCGAAGCCTCAATCGCGGCTCTAATGAAGGAACAAACCAAATGAGCAAATGGTTAGGAGATCTAAGCGATTACCAACGATATGCGGTGATCGCGGCGATTGCGACATGGTTTGCCCTTCCGCTTATCGCGTTGCTCTTCCTCTTGTTTGCGTCCTAGGAGCTAACCAAATGAGCGCGACAATTATTGACTTTGTGGCTTATCGTGCGAAGCGCGAGGCGACGACTACCATATGCGAGCGTGAGCTTGATGACTTGCTGCGGCCCTCCTTTGACCGGTCGCCTATCCCGCCGACACAAGCGCGCGAGTCGCGCTTCATGGGTTTAAGCGCCAATGAAATTTATAACCTTTTAATGGGCGATAGGGAGAAGAAATGAGCCGCAACTATCAAAATTCCGATGAGTTTCGTCGCGAAGACGCGCGCTTGTTCGCAAGGCTAGACGCGCGAAACCAAGCTTTGCGCGCGACATTGGACGCGCTCGATTTGCCACCCTCGCAACAACCGCCTCGGAAATATGACCTAAAGGCAATCGAGCGCGACTTGCGCGAGATCATGGAGTCGAAATGAGCGATAACGTATCGATTGAAATCCCGCTTGGCCCACAAGAGCAAAAGGCCGCACAAGCCTTAGCGAAGGCCGCTGGCAAGAGTTTGTCGGCCTGGGCTCTAAGTGAGCTGCTAGGGCAAACAAGGCGCCAGCGACCCGCTCAGCCTGACTTTCGGACGCTGTATGGGGATATTAAGCATAGATCCAGGGTTAACGCGGTTTTTGTCTTTTGCACGCGCCACGATAAAGCCAAGCTAGAGCGCGCTGCGCACGCGATAAGCGTCAGAAACTTTACGTTTTGGGCGCGGACCATTATCTTATGGACCATCGATCGTGACACGGGGCGACTAGGGCCGATCGTGATGCCGGAGATCGTGGCGAGCTTGACCCTGCCGGCGAGCATTGCCGCGATAACTGAGCCTGAGACCGTAAAGGCAAGCGCCCTAAGCCTTGCGCGCGGCATTCTAAAAATGTCGTCTAACAATCCAACCGAGACAGCCGTTATTGAAAAGATTAAGCGTGGCCTTGCACGCGTGCTGGCCCATGCCGACGAGAGTGGCGAGGCTGAGCTAGGCGTCACAATCCCGTTAAGCACGATTGAACTTAGCGATATATTCAACGCGGCGGATAGGCTAGGATTAGAAGTTTCCGCATTCCTCGCAGGCGTTGCGCTCACTATCATCGCGCGACGAAACGAGGCGTTGCATCGGACAATCGCGAGCAAGGGATAAGTGCGAATGAATGGCGCAAGAGCGCGTGCGAGCACGCCAAAGGAATGGTCCGATAGTCAATATCGGCGCGGGTATGCCGCAAGCTCAACCAGGGAAGAGTTAGACGCTAATCCTTATCCCGCCGGCTCGCCCGCCCATAGTGCATGGGTTAAAGGATGGGAACAGCATACGGTCAATCTAGCAATCGAGACAATCAAAAGGAATTGGCAGAGATGAAACTTCCCGAATTTCCAGCGCTCAACAAGTGTGAATGGGACTTTTATCGGCGTTTCCACTCGCTGGTACATGGTCCATTTGTTCAATTCGACAGTGGCGAGTTAATCATAACTCACGCCAATCCGCGCGACCGGGGCGAATACCGCGAGTTAGGTTTATCGATCCACCTTGCGAAGGATCCACGTTGCCCGAGGCTAACATCGCCCGTCACTGGCAAAGCAGTCGCGAAAACGTGGTTCCCGCGCGGGGTAACGCTTTTACTGGATCACGATTTAGGCCGCGCTACACTAGTACGTCGGCTTTATGCTCATACCGGCGATGACGAAGCCGCACCTATCCCCGCGTGGTTGGATGGTGGCTGCTTCGCCTACTTTCCCGGCGGAGGCTTACCGGCAGTTGGTGGCACGATTTGCTATGACGAGCCGCGCAAGATCGACTGGCCTACGGAAGCGCACGCGCGCGAGATCCATACGCTTTGCGCAGCGTGGTTCGCCACGCGAGCTAATAAAATGTTTCCGGCGCTTTGCGCAGCGTGGTTCGCCACGCGAGCTAATAAAATGTTTCCGGCTACATGGGTTATTGAGTGCGATGCGCCGCGCATTGACATACTACAACTAGCGTCCTTGTCGTTTGTCGATCTGAGCGATGCCGAGCGGTGGACGATCGCACGCCACGGCGTTGCCCGTCCCGTCGATAAGCGCGAAGTAACGCATCTTTTGTATTGACAAGCGATAATCTCTTGCGATAAGATGCACTCATAATTAAATGAAGGAAAACACTTATGGAAGTTCTTTCGCTGCCTCGTGCCCTTGAACTAATCGAGCACGTAGGCTTTCGCCATCGTGATCCCGTGTATCTGCAAGGTCAGCCCGGTTGTGGCAAGACTGCGGGCGTAACGCAACTTGCCGCTAAACATAACGCGTTCTTGTGCTCGATACGTTTTGCACAATTCGATAGCGTTGACTTGCGCGGCTTTCCGGGCGTCACCGACGGCAAAACCGTTTGGCACGTACCCTCAGTGATGCCTTTCGTTGGCAACGAAGATAAGTTTCCGACCGATCGACCGATATTGCTTTTCCTGGATGAAATGAACGCTGGTAATCCCGCAGTTCAAGCGGCTGGGATGCAATTACTTAACGAAGGTGGCATTGGCGAGCATAAGCTTATGCCGAACGTCGTCACTGTCGGCGCTGGTAATCGTGAGAGCGACCGGGGCATTGCAAACCGTATGCCGACGACAACCTGTAACCGCTTGACGTTTGTTGAGGTCGCAATCGACGTAAACGCGTACTGCGAGTATCGGCAAACGAAAGAATGCAACCCAGTCGAGATCGCGTTTTACCAATATCGGAAAGAGCTTCTGAACACGTTCCTGGTTCCCGGTCCGGGCGGTAGCGGCTTTCAAGTGACAACGGAGAAAGCCTTTAGCACGCCTCGCAGCGCCGAAAAAGCGTGGACGTATTATGCCGACGCGAAAATGCCGGAGGATATTAAGCGCGCGGCTATGGCCGGCACTATGGGTATGGGACCGACGATCGAGGCTTTCGGCTTTATTGAGATATGGCACAAAGTGATCGCCGTCGCCAAGATCCTTGCTGACCCGCGCGGCTGCGCCATCCCGGACGAAGCCTCGATGCAATATGCGACGGCGGTTTCTGTGTCCGGCCATATGGCGAAGGGCAACGCTGACCCGCTGCACGCGTATCTAACGCGGATGCCGCCCGAGTTTACGGTCCTAGCTTGGAACCTCGCGCTAAAGCGCGAAGAGGCCGCTCATGCTGCTAATCCGAGTATCCCGGAAGGCTTGCAGGAAACTGGCGCTTTCGTTGATTTTGCTAAAAAGTTCAAGGCGGTTTTCGCCGGGGTCGGTGCCGCGTGACGGATAACCTCACACGCGCGAGGCGATTGTTTGACGTAGCTCCGACAGGCGCAACGGCGCAACGTCTGTTGCATATTGGAACGCGCTATGTCAAAGCCGGTCGCTTGTCGCGCGAAACGTTCGATACGCTTATCGTTATTCCCGTGGGTCAATTTCTATTGTCCCAAGTCGGCATAAGGGCCGAAGAGCCAACAGTCTCCGAGGCCTCGCAAGCCGACCTAGAGCCTATTGATGTTCAGGGAGATAGCTAGGATGGCGGCGCACGGCCTTACCCAGATCGAGCGTGTTAAAGGGATCATGCTAATGAAGCATGTTTTCTTCGCGAGCGTGCTTCTTTCAACTCCATTGATCGAAAGCGCCGAACAAGCGGGCGATACAGCTTGCACGGATATGCGCTCGATTTGGTTTAACCCCGTGTTCATGGCAACCTTGGATGATAGGACCGCGCTATTCGTGCTCGCGCATGAGACGGCTCACATTGTCTTGAAGCACGGCCTGCGCAGGGGGCGGCGCCATCCTAAGATTTGGAACAAGGCCGCTGACTACGCCATAAACCTTTGGCTGCAAGACTGCGGCTTTAGCGTTTGGAAAGACGCGCTAATCGAAAGCAGTTATCGCGGTCTGCCGGCCGAAGAAATTTACGAGCTTATAATTGACGATCTAAAGAACAAGCGCGGTAAGCACTATAGCAAAGACGGTGAGCCTATTTCTATTCCTGGATGCGGGGATGTTAGCGTGGGATACGCCGACGGACTAGGCGATGATCTGGTGCCGATGCCGCCTATGAGCGATGCCGAGGCCGCGAAGATTGGCCAACAGATAACGCAAAAAATTGCCGCCGCCGCCACAATGCAGCGGCAGTCCGGTAAAATGCCGGCGGGGTTAGAACGTGTCATAGGTCCGCTACTCGATCCGCAAGTGCCGTGGAATGAATTATTCGCAGCTTACGCTAACAAGGTTGTTTTTGCGAGCGAGAGCTGGTCCCGCCGTAATCGGCGCTTCGCAGAAATTCTCCCCGGTCGTCATTCGCTTGCTATGGGCGAGCTTGTAGTTATTAATGACTCGTCCGGCTCAATTCGCGACGCTGAGATCGGCGTGATTGCGTCTGAGCTTAACGCCATTCGTGAGACTGTGAACCCGGAGCGTATGCGTGTAATATGGGCCGATGATTGTGAATGCTCTCACGAAGAAGTGTTTGAGCAAAATGAGCCGCTAGAGTTGCATCCTAAGGGCGGGGGCGGCACGGACATGCGCAAGCCGCTTAAGTTTGTCGAGCAGTATGAGCCTATCATCACGGTGCTAATTACCGACGGTCACACGCCGTGGCCGGCTATCGCGCCGCCGTTCCCGCTGATTGTTTGCTGCACCACGGATGAGCCCGTGCCGGACTATGCGGAAGTAGTGAGGTTACGAGCATGACGTGGATCGCGGTTTTGACTTTCCTTCTGTGGATGTCCCCTACATGGGCCGGCGAGCGGTATGCCATGGCGCAGGATGCTTATGAGCAGATGCGCACGAAACTCAAGGAGCTACGCAAATGACTGGCAGCGGATTTCGTGGGCGCGGCTCGCGATTAGTTACACTACAACAACGTCACTTTGAGTTAATTGCGGAGATGGTCGCGACGCTCGCGACGCTGGCATGGGATGATCGCGCCAAAGTTGCGCGTCACTTCGCTATCCGCCTTCGGGGAACAAATGAAAATTTTGACGAGCCGCGCTTTTTGGAAGCGTGCGGCGTGGAAAGATATTGACAAAGCGATAACTTCTAGTAGTATGCTACATCATCGAAAACGAATAAACCAAGGGAGCCAAATCAATGAGTATCGCAACGAACGCAATGGTTGTAAATTTGCAGATATGCGCGTGGCAGGGCTCTAAACTTGACCGGAGCAAAAGCACCGCTGTTACGGCCGAGGCCGGTGCCGAAAAAGATGCGGCGAACGTAAACAAGCATCTTGTCTCCCGCGATGATCTGAAGAAGCTCAACGCCGCCGCCGGCGCGCTACGGCTGCACTTCTATAGCCGTACGCTGCCTTGGAAGGATAACGGCGATCGGCTTCTGCCGCGCAAGGCCTATATTAAATTCATGGGCGAGCATGGCGCGCTGGTGGAAGTGTTCGAGACTGAGGCACAGGACTTTATCGATAGAGTGTACCCGGCTGCACGCGACCGCGCTGCGTTTCGCATGGGCGATATGTTCAAAGATGCCGATTACCCTGAGCCCCAGGCGCTTCGCGAAAAGCTTTATGTCAAGCTTGACATAGACGCGGTTACGACCGCCTCTGATTTTCGCGTGGACATGGATGCGGATCGTTTGGATGCCATCAAGGGAAGCATCGAACAGGCCATGACATCACGCCTACAGCGTGCGGCGCGCGAGCCATGGGAACGCGTCTCGGCGGCCCTAGAGCGTTTCATCGAGCATCTGCCGGCCGATCGCGTGCTCCAAGCTCGCACCGTTGAGAGCTTGGCCGAGCTTGCTGAGACGCTGCCGGCCCTCAATATCACCAGTGACCCGGAGATCGACAAGCTCTGTGAGCGTATCACACAGCTACTTTCGGGGGTTGACTTGAAGGCGGTTCGCGCGGATGGTGCCGCCCGGTCACATATCAAAGAACAAGCCGACGCTATTATGACCGACTTATCAGGATTTATGGCGGCAACGAGGAATTAAAATGCCCGTACCTTTCGACAACGGCGGCTATACTCAGCGCGACAACTGGAATGAGCGCGGCGCGCCCGGTATTCGCGCCCGCCATGCTAGTGCCGATATCCCTGGTGACATCGCCGAGGTCCGCGATCGCACTCGCCGTATCGAGACGCGCTTGACGAAATGGTTGGAGAGCATCGGCTTCGAAACGCACGCACAAAAGCCTCTATGGTTCGGGCCGGACGATCAGGTCGCGGTTAGCGACGCGTTCGTCGAGCTTCCTTCGTTGTATGTTTCGATCAAAGATATTTTGGAGTCTATTCCGCCGGGATATATCGAGACGATCGAAGACGTATGCATCGTTCATGCGGGTCGCATCGTCGCAGTCCTTACGGCGCCGATGCTGGCCGACGGCCGCCATTATGGGCAGGAGGTTGGCGGCCACCATTATGGGCAGGAGGTTGGCGAGGATGATTATAGACCACCCGAGCCCTCCGATGATTGAGATTCAAACGGGCGTGCCGATGCCGAGCGCCATGAAGCTGGCCGGCGATAAGCGCCGGAAATATCCGTGGTCCGACATGGCTATCGGCGGCATGTTCTTCGTGCCGGATCGCATGAAGAACACTTTATCCGTTCGCGCGTCTGTTATGGGCCGGAAGCTCGGGCTGAAATTCCGCACGCGGCTTTTGTCTATGGAGAAAAGCACTGGAGCATGGAAAGAGTGCCCGCCCGGGGGGCTGGGCGCTGTTTGTGGCATAGGAGTATGGCGCATTGCCTGAATGTTATTCCACTTTTACCATTGTCAAAATAAGACGCGGGCGCTATGCGCTCGTTGATGAGGCGTTGATGAGACGCACACGCTACTTTCCTACGCTACTTCAGGCGCGAGCCTATGGTCTTTGCGTATACGGAGGTCGCGTATACGGAGGTGCTCGCTTTCGCTTTGCGCCCTGGGTGGTGCGAACCATATGAGCGATCTATTCGATCTCTGCCTCCTAGAGTGGACTGGTGTCATGTTAGTGACGCAGCCTGTGGAGTACGAAGGGCATAATTGCGCCATTGATATTTGGATGCTTGCCAAGCCGGATTTCGGGCCGGCAATAACTGTGGTGCTCCCGCACGGGCGTAGCGACATAGCCGAATTTATGGTGAGGTCTTTGCGCGCCGGACAAAACTGTCTAGTTCAACTAGCCCCAGGTGAGAAATTCGAACCGGATCTTCGCTGTCCCTTTCCAGAAAGAGCACACTAATGAGTGACACTTACTTTGTTGACCTACTGGAATTCGCGCGAGAGCATGTAAGCGCCATGCGCGATCGTCACATTGTGTACAGTTCGAAGCTTGAAGTTCTCGATCAACTAAACCACCCTATTTATCGGCATGAGCGTAGTAAGAATTGGATTCTTGACGGGAAACTGACCGAGGATGCTGATAGATTATTGGTGAGGTTGGATCATCAGATTTGTGAGCTTCGCGCAGCGCATAGGGCGTGTGGCATTAGCGCAGAGGATGCGCAAGTGGATGCCCTGGCGACGTACAAGTCGCGTGGACAGCATTTTCCATGAGCGTCAAAGATCAAAAAGGCGCGCGGCGCCGGATGCGGCTGCGCTACAAACTTCCTCCCAAGCTCTTGCTCGGCGAGATCATTGCGCGCGAGCGGCAACAGGCCGTGCGCGAGAACGCACGAAAGAAGGCGGCGAAATGAGATATGTTCTTCTCACTCTTCTTCTAGCCTTTATTATCGGCCTTATGTTCTTTGCGCACGCGCCGGATGATCCGCGCTGGCATGAGCAACCAACACCACAATGCAAGTCCGGTTACGTGTTTGATCCTTGGCGGCGTTTTTGCGTGCCGGGATACGTTCCATGAAATGGCTATCGCTAGATCTGGAAACTTCCGGCACACTGCCGGAGTACGCGCTGCAGCCGTGGCGCGTGCGGCAGAAGAAAGCTTGGATCACTACCTGCGCATACACGGTGCGCAACGGCGCGGACTTTGCATCGCGCGGGAAGATTTATCCGAGCTGCGCCGATCTGAGACGTATCCTTGAACGGGCGCACGAAGCTGGCTTTACGATCGTCGGTTGGAACGTGACTTTCGATATCGCATGGCTTCTTGCGTATGGATTGGGAGACATTGTGTTTAAGCTCCGATGGCTTGATGGAATGCGCCTCTGGCGTCATTACCACATGGAACCGGAGTACGACATGGACCGATCCAAAAAGAAATCCTACGGCTTGAAAACATGCGTCGCCGAGATCCTCCCGGACTTGGCAGGCTACGAAAATGGCATTGACTTTCAAACTGATGAACGCCCACATAGTGCAGAAGCCCTTAAACGCTTGCTCGCTTATAACAAGACCGACACGCTTGTAACGTACATGCTGGCCGGACATTGGTGGGGTCTACTCACTAAGCGGCAGCGATGCTGCGCGGGTCTTGAGGCGGCGGCTCTTCCTTTCGTGGCACAAGCTAATTTAGAGGGCGTGCGCGTTGATCGCGCGCGTCTAAAAGACTTGGACGACGAGCTTGTGGCGATAGCGGCCCAATGTGCGAAAGAGCTAGAGAGCGACGGCGTGACTCCCGCAGTTATCCGATCCCCCGTACAGCTACGCAAACTGCTATATGATGATTGGAAATTGCTGCCGCCTGACCCGCGCGACGTTCGTCTCACGCCGAAGGGCGATATGAGTACCGACAAGGCTGCGCTACACGAGCTTGCGCTGCTCGATCCGCGTGCTAGGCGTGTCCGCGATTACCGCGAGGCGCTTAACCTACGCTCCAAGTTCATAGGCTCGCTATTCAAGTCGGCTGCCTACAACGATGAACATGATCGCACGCACCCCGAGGCTATTTTGTTCGGCACTTCCACCGGACGCATGACATATGCGTCATCGCAAGGGAAGGGGGCAAAGTGAAAGTCCAAACAGGGTTCGCCCTGCATCAAATGAAACGCGGCCCTAAGTTCCGCTCCGCTATTATCCCCCCGCCCGGAGACGTGCTCCTAGAGTTCGACGCCGCTGGCCAAGAGTTCCGATGGATGGCGCTACAGTCTGGCGACCTGACGATGTTAAAACTCTGCCAGCCGGGGGAAGACCCGCATTGCTACATGGCCGCCGCGATCAAAGGTTGGGATTACGCTGAGATCATGCGTCTCCACAAAAGTGGAGACAATGTGGAGATTTCCGGGCCGCAGGGTGCTCGCATGTTCGGCAAGCTCGCGAATCTCTCGCTACAGTTCCGCACCTACGCGAAGCGACTGCGCATGGTCGCGCGAGTAGATTACGACCTGGCGATGAATCCTAGCGAGAGCGAGCATATATGGAGCACTTATCCTAGAACGTATCCACGCGTGAAAGATTACTGGTTTCTGAGTATTGACAAGGCGAAGCGTCTTGGCTACGCAGAGACCCTCGCAGGTCGGCGCGTACAGATCGCGGGCGATTGGTCCGGCAAGCAATCTTGGGCGATGGAGAGCACAGCCATTATAGTTCCCATCCAAGGGACCGGGGCCGATCAAAAATATCTTGCGTTAGCGTGCTTAAAGCCTTACCTTGTCGAACATGGTATCCGGTTCGCTTGGGACATGCATGATGGGCTTTACTTCTATTGCCCCGAGGCAAAAGCCGAGCGCGCACTAATTGATATAAAGGCGATCTTGGACAACCTACCTTATGAAGCTGCGTGGGGTTTCAAGCCGTCGATCCCGCTACCGTGGGACGCGAAGTCTGGCCCCTCATGGGGAGAATTAAAATGAAGACGCCAACAGGAGCAACAACCATGACCGACAGGCGCATCAGCGACGGACTCGCGAAAGAGCTTGGCGACATCGCCAAAGGCCCGCTGCCGTTGTCCAAGCACGAAATTGCATTGTTGCGCACATGGTTCCTTGAAGCTCTCGCCGACCGTGCCTCTGACATCGCCGAGATTGATGGGCTGCGGAACCTGCTTCCCGATGCGCTGACGATGCTTAGCCTTGTGCTCGCTGAGCCCGAGACGATGCTTAGCCTTGTGCTCGCTGAGCCCGAACGAGCGGAGATAAACAAAGGGCGCATTGAACGAGTCGCCGCCCGCATCCGCGCTGCGCTCGGCAATGCCGCCGGCCACGCCGCCCTCGCCGATAAAGAAATTTGGCGGGGGCATTAACCATAATGAAAGTTTTTCTAGTCAACAAGAAAACCAAGCGGCGGTTCGAAGTAATATCTCTTGACCCAGCCGCGGGAACCGTTAAGCTACGCGGAGAATTTGGGGTGTTCACTGAGCCCTACTCGAAAGAACGAATGAAGGAACTTGGTTACATACTTATTAAAGAGGACACGCTATGACGAAGAAGAAGCAGACCCCCGAACAACAGCTCGAACAAGACGACGCGCCCAAGCTTCATGTCATGTTGGACTTGGAGACGTGGGGCACTGCGACGGATGCGGGCATTATGTCTATCGGTGCTGTCAAGTTTGATCCCTTCGCCGCCGACGATCGCACTCACAAGTTCCCTGATGAGTTTCACGTCGCTATTGATGTGGATTCCGCGCTCCGTTCGGGTGGCGACATAAGTGGATCGACGCTTCTCTGGTGGTTAGACCCGGATCGCCGCAAGGCTCTGGATGAATGGCGCGGGATGGAGCATCTTGATCTGACCACCGCGCTCGAAGGCTTCTCTATCTGGTTCGGCGCTGACTCGCTGCCGGTATGGGGCAACGGTGCAGGCTTTGACAATGTGATTCTCCGCTCCGCATACACCAAGCTCGGCGGCAACGCGCCGTGGCATTACCATCATGATCGGTGCTTCCGCACGCTCAAGGCGCTGCGTCCCCAGGGCCTTATATTACGCACGCCTCCGCCCGCGTGGGACGTCATCGCGCACGAAGCACTTTCTGATGCGCGGATTCAGGCGCGTGAGCTTCAGCAGATCGCTGCGTTTTTGAGGTTGCCTCAGTTATGAGCAGTCGTAAGGGCCGGCACGGTCAACGAAAGGGCGACAGCCTAGCACGGCAGAACGCCACGAAAGTTGACAATCATCGGCGGACTGGCGCTAGGTACGCTACGTCGAAGCAAGATGGGGTGATGTACCGCCCGAGACAGGTACGCGGTAAGATATACGATACGAAAGGAAAACGATAATGACAGATAAGCTCAAATTTAGCAATGAGAGAGATCAGGACTTGAAGTTGAGTATCGTTCTCAACTTGCTAGCGACGCATCCACATTATACGATTGCCAAGCTTGTTGAGGCGGCTTCTTGGCTATCTCAATTCGTCGTGCTCGATGACATTGCTGATATTCAGCTCGTCACGATCGTCGTGGACGACGCCGGTGACGCTGGCGACGCGGAATGAGTGCAAAATCGCCAATCACCACGCAACACCTCCACTGGATCCTCACGTTTCCAGTGGGGGAGTGGACAACCTACTTCACGTCGAAGAAGGACGACACGCTTGGTTGGCAGTCCGAGCATAAGCCTGACCTGCGTGCGTTCGCTAAAATCCTGTTCGGGCTTCATCTGCGCGGGTGCGCGACTCTCATGCAGCGTCGCGTATGGGGCGCCGGCACGCAGTACATGATCTTTCCGTTTCGAAATATCACGGACCTCGACATTGAGGTAGCCGGCAAACTCGAACGTGAGTACGTGTGGAAGGACACACCCCTTTGAATGAAGCCCGCCCCCTGGTCATTCTCGAAATACGACACGTTCCAAACATGCCCGCGCATGTACGCGGCGAAATACGTTTGGAAGTCGGTGGTGGACGAGACGACGCCCGAAGCGCAGTACGGATTGGACGTTCACAAGACGTTCGAGTTGTACGTCAAGGGCGACGTGGTCGATCTGCCGGCCGAGTTGGCGACTCACGAGCCGTTTATGAAGCGGTTGCGGGATTTGCCTGGGACGAAGTCAGCGGAACGCAAGGTGGGCCTTACCCGGACCTTGACACCGTGCGACTTCTTGGATCCCGAAGTCTGGTGGAGGGGCATCATTGACTATACTCGCACCACCACCTTTCAACGAGAGGGAAGTCCGGCACTTCGTGCGACAATCGTTGACTACAAAACGGGCAACCCTGCGCGGCCCAAGGTTGCCCAACTCAACATCAATTCATTATACGCCTTTGCAGAGGGCGCTGACCTTGTGGACGCATCTTTTTATTGGACTCGGACTGGCAAGCCTACTCGTTTTGTCTACGATCGTAGCGACGTTCCCGATCTGTGGGCAGGCTTTGCGCCGGGTTTGCACGCGTATGTTCAAGCGTATCGTACAGATCAATGGCCACCCAAGCCGAACGGCCTTTGCCACGGTTGGTGCCCGGTCAAGGACTGTGAATTTTGGAGATCAAAGAGATGACCAAGCAGCATCCTACCGAGGGGGACGTCAAGAAGGGTGTCAAACTTATTTTGAATAAGCACGGCTGGTTTTGGTGGATGCCGCCAGCGGCTATGTACGCTAAGACAGGGATCAGCGATTTCAATGCGCTTAAGGATCATGTGTTTATGGCCATCGAGACGAAGCACGCCGACAATAAACCAACGAAGAATCAGGAAGGCTTCCTCGCCTCGGTCTTATCGTCAGGTGGCTATGCCTTTGTAGTGAACGAAGATCGCCTGCCTATCTTGGACGCGTTCCTAACTGCGTTCGCCGCCGCGACTCAGCGCACACACGCTGCGCTTGCTGCTGGTGAAAAAGAAGCCAAGGTAAGCGAGAGCGATGCGCAACTGATGGTGAATTGTATCCGCTCACTTTCATGGGAGATTACCTGATGCTCGTAAACAGTATAGGGTTCCATTCAAGAAAGCTCCACAAGACGCGATCCGGCTATGGTCGTAGCCCATACGCACGGGCGCTTGCCGAGCAGAGAGTATGGCTGCAAGCTAATGCTCGTTATGCCAAGCCCATCACACTGCCACGTGTGCAGTGGATGGAAACCACGAAGGGAAAAGTCTGATGCCAGTAGATGATAGCATGCGTGAGGCTGCGAAGATCGCAGTTGCCTCGCTTAGTAGCGACGCCACCGCGGCCGATATCGCCACAGCGGCGATCAATGCCGCGGAGATAAAGGCCAACGAGAACCTCGCGGCTGCGCAGGCTTCGAACAAAGCCGCGCAGGAAGCTGCGCATGAGGCCGCCGCGACGAGCCCGCTGGTCGTGGGCTGGAAAGAATTCATCACTACACCACAGTACACCGCGGCCTTTACAGGGGGGCGCCTGATCGTCCTAGCTCCGTCGAAGGAAGGCATGGAGGTGCAGCATCCTCAACTCGCGCAGGCACTCGGTACCGCTTACGCGGCCGGCTTCGTGGCCGGCGTCGAGTCGTTGAAGCCCTCAGTCGCACAACCAGCAGCACCGACTATTCCAGTCCCGCCGCCCAAGTCTGGTTCGATCCAAGTCGGAGTGGTCGGCAACGATGCGGATATGAAGATCGGTCGGCCTGCGACGCCCGGTGTGCGAGTTGATGGGCGCCCACGGCGGGGTCGCTAAATGGAAGGCAACATCATTGCTGCCGTTTCGATCGCCGCGTTCCTTATCGGCTGCATCGCGCTTGTGTGTATCTTTGGATAAGGCGAGTTAATGTTCGTACACGAAGCAACGCGAAGCTTAATGCTTCGCGCCGATGACCCATTGGCAATTCGTGAGGTGATCCCGCACAGCCGCATCATGGGCCATCCAGATTACAATATAGCGGTACAGCATACGGTTGAGTCCACGCGCATCCTGCGTAACATGGGCTACGAAGACACGCCGTCGCCGATCGCGGCTTACTATGATTGGCCAGGGAAGTTCACGCCGTTCGATCATCAACGTGTCATGGCTGAAGCGTACACCATGCACAGCCGCATCTTTAATCTGAGTGAGATGGGCACTGGAAAGACCGCCGCATCGCTGTGGGCCGCCGATTGGCTCATGAAAGAGGGTAAGGTCAATCGTGTGCTCGTCGTCGCGCCGCTGTCTTCGTTGGAACGTATCTGGATGGAAGCAGCTTTCGACGTTACCATGCATCGCAAGGCGGTAGTTGTTCACGGGACGCGCGAGAAACGACAAGCCATGCTTGACAGCGGAGCTGACTTTTATATTATTAACCACGATGGTATTTCGATCCGCCCGATCCGCGAAGCCATCATGCGCGATCCCCGCATCGACCTCGTCATCGTGGACGAAGGCGGCAAGTTCCGCAATTCTAAGACCGACAGATACCGCGCGCTTGCGGAGATAACCACCACCCGGCCTGACATGAGGGTGTGGTGGCTAACCGGAACACCGTGCCCCAATGCTCCATCGGACGTGTGGTCGCAGTGCCGCATCGTCAGTCCGGCCCGCGTGCCGCCGTACTTTGGGAAGTTCCGCAACATGACGATGTATGAAGTAGACTCACAGCATCATACTTGGAAGCCTAAGCCCGACGCTTACACTGTCGCGTTCAACGCGATGCAGCCGGCCGTGCGGTTTAATAAAGACGACTGCCTAGATCTGCCGCCTGTGATGTCTGAGGACTGGCAGGCCGAGATGTCCTCCGACCAGAAGCGCGCTTACGACGAGATGCGTAATGAGATGTACATGGCGGACGTTGCAAATCAGTGCAAGGGCAAAGAGATTACCGCGGTCAACGCAGCGGACAAGTTGAACAAGCTTCGCCAAATTCTCTGCGGGGCAGTCAAGGTGACGGAGGATGTAGCAAAAGGTAAGAGCCCCTCTCAATATGTGATCCTCGATCATAAGCCTCGATTCAAGGTACTTATGGACGCCATCGAGACCGCCGCGACTAAGGTGCTTGTCGTCGTCCCGTTCAAGGGCATCATCCGATCGCTAGAGAAAGAGCTAAGCGAACACTACAGCGTGGGGATGCTCAATGGTGACGTGCCTATAGGTAGGCGCAACGCGATCATTACCGACTTTAAGACCAAGACCGATCCGCATATCCTGCTCTGCCATCCGCAGGTCATGGCCCACGGGCTTAACCTTGTTGAAGCAAATGTCTTGATTTTCTATGCTCCGATATACTCTAATGACGACTACCGGCAAGTGATCGAGCGGTTCAATCGCCCTGGTCAGTTGCATAAGATGACGATCATTCGTATAGGAGCGCACCCATTGGACTGGTCCATCTATGCCACAGTTGACAATCGCGATGATGGGCAGCAGAGTGTGCTACGCTTATATAAGTCAGTGATTTATGGAGACGACAATGTTTAAGCAGTTCGCCAAATGGTGGTTCAACGGCACACTAGTTTTCCCACTGACCACGAAGAGTGGTCAGCGCGTGAGCGTCACCCTTCAGCGTACCTATATCGTCAATATGGCGGAGAACAAAACCTTTGCGACGCCCGACGAGTTTGCGAAGTACGCTGAGTCTCTGCCGCGGTCGCCACAGCAACTTCGCGAAGAAAGCCAGCAGTTCGAGGCCGCGTTCGATAAAGAGGCGGCGAATACCGCGCCTCTCTGGTTGCCCCACAACAAACACGAGAACACAAATGGTTGACGCACCGCCGCTTGATCTTGAACGCATCGTTCGCGCCGTCATCAAGATTGATGACAAGCGTAAGGCCGACAAAGCCGTGTGGGCAAAGGAAGATCATCGGCTCGAAGCGCAGCAGGACGCGCTAGAAGCTGTCTTGCTTCAGGCGCTCAACACCGCTAAGATCGATTCGATGAATGTGAAGGGCCTTGGCTACTTCTACCGCAAGGTTGACACCAAGCCACAGGCTACCGACTGGCCCATCTTCTACGCTTGGATCAAAGAGAATGACGCATTCGAGGCGCTTAACAAGCGCATCACCAAGACCTTCATCGAGACCTTCATGGACGAGCACGGCGGCTCGCCGCCACCCGGCGTCGCCGTGCAACAGGAATACAAGGTGCATGTAGTTCGCAAAGCATAAACAAGGAGTAACGTCAATGGCTAATGACTTGATGCAATTTGAAAAAGGCAGTCTCCCGGCGCATCTCGCCGAGATATTCGGCGACGAGCAGAACATCGTCGAGCGCGAGACGGTTCCGTCTCTAAGCTTTGGCGGCAAGGTGTGGTCGATCGCCATGAAGGGTGAGAGCACGCCTCTGTTTCGCACCGATCCCGATGGCGATCAGGTCCCACTGGCCACCATGCAGGTGGTCATCCTGGACTACGCGCATGAGCGTGGGCGCACGTATTATGCTGGCGCGTACAACGCCGACAATGTCAAGCCGCCGGTCTGCTGGAGTAACGATGGCATCGTGCCGGATCAGAGCGTCGCAGAGAAGCAGCATGAAACTTGTGCGGGTTGCCCGCAGTCTATAAAGGGCTCACGCACGACGGACAACGGCAAGGCTACGGCCGCATGCAGTCAGCATCGTATGCTGGCGATCGTCCCCGCGCAGGACCTGGGCTTCACGCCGCTGCGTCTCAAGATCCCGATCACGTCTGATTGGGACGGGCAGAGCCCGGACCTTCAGATGCAGCTTCTATTCGCCTTCAGCAACTATCTCAAGTTCCTGCAGGCGCGGGGGGTGCCACATACGGCTTCGCTTGTTACCAAGATGAAGTTTGACCCCAATGTTACCTATCCAAAGATACTCTTCTCCCCATCGCGTTGGCTTACTGCAGATGAAGCAGCGCGAGCCAAGGCGGCTGCTGATAGCGACATAGTGAAGAATTTACTACATGGGACATGGACACCCGCAGGTGTGGATGGTACACGTCTTACGTCGCCCGAGACGATAGCTGCGAAGGTGGAGGCGGTGATGCCACCTGCGAAGGTGCAGTCGCCAACACCGGCAGCGGCGGCGCAGTCACAGCCGAAGGCTGCTGCACCGAAGAAACCAAAGCCGCCTGTCGAAGATGACGACGGTAGTTTTAATATCAAAGGACTTACCGCGTCCGCGCCAGCGCCCGCCACACCTGCTCCAGTGAAAGCTCCCGCAACTCCAAAGACTGTGCCGACGGCACAGTCAGTGGAAGTGCCGCCCGAGATCGCTGGCATGTTGGAGGAATGGGGCGAAGATTAAACAGGAGTGATTATGTCCAATCTGCCTCAAGATTCGAAAGCTCGTAAGGAAGTACCGCTGGTCACTGGTCTGTTGCGGTACTTCCCTGACGCTCTTGCCGAAGTTGCAAAGGTCTCATTCTACGGCAATGAGAAACATAACCCCGGAGAGCCACTACATTGGGCGCGCGACAAAAGTACCGATCATCTCGACTGCGCTGGACGGCATTTGCTCGACGCTGGCGGCTTCGATGCGCCGGACTTTCCTGGTGCACCTCCGCAACGTCATACCGCAAAGCTCGCATGGCGCGCGCTTGCTGAACTACAGGTGGAGATCGAGCGAGATCGTGGCTCCGTGCCATATGACACCGCGCCATATGATCGCGCGCACGAACCGTGGGGACGCCCTGATACGGAAGTCCCCCTCAATGATCTCGCGGATGGCGAGCGCATAGCCGACTGATGGACACCTTCGAGTTTCTTCGAACCGTATGGCCGGATGAAGGGCTGTACTGCATCGCTACTCCACAACGATCCAGCGATGGCAAGCAGGAGTGGTGGAAGCATTACGTCTTCGAGACGATCGAGGACGCCGCCTCGCACGCGTTGAAGATTAGCGCGCTCATGCAGAACACCTACTTCTGCATGAACACGCTGGCGCAAAAAGAAGTATGGGACCCGACGAAGAAATCTAAGACGGGCGCGCCCGGCGGCATGCGTATACGGACGAAAGAGAACACGAAAGAATGCCGCGTCTTCTTCGCCGACCTGGACGTTGGTGAAGAAGATGGAAGGTTCGGCAGTCGCAGCGCCGCGCTGAACGGCCTCACCATTTTTCTTAATCAGACCGGGCTTCCGTGGCCCGGCGTATCATCCTCCGGTCGGGGGTTGCATGTATTCTGGCCACTTACGGAGGCGCTCCCATCTGCTGTATGGGAGCAGCATGCAACCAAATTACTTCGGCTCGCGCAGCACTACGGCTTTCGCCTCGATCCTTCGCGCGTGAAGGATCGTACTAGCGTGCTTCGCGTGCCTGGCACTTGGCATCTGAAGGACCCAACGCACCCACTTCGAGTGGAGTTGCGGGTGCCTCCGGTGCGCATCCCTACTGCGGAGTTTCTTACTAGCTTAGACGTGGCATTTGCGGCTGCAGGAATTGCGGAGATTGCGCCAGCCAATCTCCGCATCGAGATCGATATGCCGGCGCACATCGCGGCGCTTGAGCCTAATATAAAACTTACCTATGAAGAAGGTCCACCCCCAACTCTTAAGACGCTGGGTAAAGTGTGCGCGCAGGTGCGCTGGATGCTACAGCATCCGGCCGAGGTGTCGCAGCCGCAGTGGTATCTCGGACTTCTCAACACGGTGCGGTTCTGTGAGGACGGCGATAAGCAAGCACGCGCTGTCTCGAAGTACGTTCGTGCCGATCACGGGCACTCGGCCGACGAAGTCGAAGAGAAGTTACAGCAGCTTAAGGATGGCAACTTCGGACCCGCAACTTGTGGCAAGATGGCTGAGCTGTGCGGCGAGGACCGCTGTAAGGTGTGTCCATTTTACGGTAAGCCCACGTCTTCCCCCGTCCATTTCGCGCGCACGTACCGGCCGCCGATTATTCATAAGACGCCTGAAGGCGTGGAGGTTGAGGTGCCTCCTGCCCCTCGCCCTTTTTCACGTACCAAGGATGGGGTCCTTTTTACTTCGAAGACCCCGAAGGGCGTGCTAGTGGAGAAGGTGATCTATCCATATGACCTGTATCCATTTCAGATTTTGGACAACGCGGATAAGCGCACCAAATCATTTATGTGGCATGCGACTTTGCCACTACGCGAGCCGATTAACTTTGAAATAGCGGGGCCGGCTACAGGCGATTTGCGGATGCTGCATGAGGTGTTCGTTAACGCCGGCGTGAATGTCGATCCTGATAACCTGCCACACATGAGGAAATACGTGATCGCTTATATCCGCGAGCTTCAGAAACGAACGCTCGATCAGCAGCAGCATTCGCATCTCGGATGGACTGCTCGCTACAAATCATTCGTGCTCCCTGATGGCGTCATTAGCTTCAGCGATGGGTGCGTGCAGACCAAGCGTGCGCTTCTTAGTCCAGGCGCGCAGAACGCATCAGACACCGTCTGTAGTGATGGCACGTTGGAGAAGCAGGTCGAGCTGCTACGGTTCTACAATCAACCGCAGTACACACATCTACAGTTTGCAGTCGTCGCTGGCCTCGCCGCGCCAATCTTTTATATGACTGGGCACAAAGGCGCGCTAGTCAATATGAGTGGCGAGTCAGGCGCCTCCAAGTCCACGGCTCTGTACAGCGCCGCCAGCTTTTGGGGAGACCCCGATCGGTACACGATTAACGGAACGAACAAAGGGTTCACCACGCTCGCGCGGCATACGCGCATGGCGGTACTCTCTAATCTGCCTGTCTGCGTGGACGAGATCACGGGGATGGATCATGCCGAAGCGCGTGACATGGCGCTCAGTGTTTCGCAGTTCACTGGCCGCGTGGGGTGCGCAACCTCGGGCGACGAGAAAAAGAGCGCCCTTACGCTTAAGTCCACTGTCATGATAACGACAGCGAACAACAGCTTGCATGAGGGGCTGTCGCTCAAGAGTGCCGCCGGCACGGCCAGCTCGATGCGTGTCTTCGAGATCACTTGCCCGAAGCAGCCCAAGAAAGATAAGGAGGCGTCCGATGACTATCTGCGCGAGCTACGCCACAACTACGGTCACGTTGGCCCTGTATTCATGGAGTACATCCTGGCTAACCACGATAGTGTTGGAAAGCGCGTTATCGACAAGATGCGCAAGCTGGACATCCTTGGTTCCGTCGAGCCCGCCGAACGCTTCTGGAGCGCCCTCGCCGCCTCCGTTCTGGTAGCCGCGGAGATCGCTGAAGAGATAGGGCTTCTTGCGTTCAGTCCGCTGGTTCTGCAGGACTGGATTATGAATGAGCAGCTTCCCATGATGCGCGGCGCCGTGAAGTCTAACTACTCGAACGCGCTGGACGTGCTTATGGAGTACATCGAGCATGTCGCTGGTGACACACTAGTTGTGCGTCCACGCGAGGGTAGCATCCCAACCATCGATAAAGGTGTGCGCGCCGGGCTGCTGGCGCGCTACGAGTTGGGGCCGGGGAGCGAGAAGGTTCTCTTTGTAAGAGAGGACTCGTTCAAGAATTACTGTCTACGCGGCGGAGCAGTGTACCACGCGTTAGTGATCGAGTTGATAAAGTCGAAGGTCGCCACGCAGCGGCGTGTGATCTTAGGCGCGGGTTGCTCCGACTACTCGAAGGGGCAAACGCGCGTGCTTGCCATTGATATGACACACCCACTCGTTACGGGTCAGCCGAAGTTCACAGTGATTGAAGGTGGTCTGCGGGTTAAGGTATCCGAGGACCAGGAAGAGGCGCAGGAGAGTAAGTCATGATACCTACAGGCCCCGTTGAAGGTTCAGTAATGCAGTTTAAGAGCGGTCGGTATTTCGACATCCTTAAACCGTGGGATGAGCCTGACATCTTAGTTGACGACCTCGCACACTCACTCTCTAATCTGTGCAGATACACTGGCCACTCGGCGAGAAATTATACCGTCGCCGAGCATTCCGTGTGGTGCAGTTATCTTGTGCCGGAGGAAGAGGCCTTTGACGCACTGATGCACGATACTGCCGAGATGATAACAGGCGACATCGCGAGCCCGTTCAAGTTTTGCCTTGGTGATACCTATAAAAAATTAGAGAAGCCGATCAATGAACGGTTGGCTCTGCAGTTCGATTTGCATTATCCGTGGTCGCAAGCAGTGCGGGACGCCGATCTTGCGATGCTCGCGGCGGAGCGTAGGCAACTCATGATGCCGATAGGTGAGTGGAAATGTTTGACCGGCGTGGTACCGGCTCCGATCGCAGTGGAGTGTTGGGAGCCGTGGCACGCTAAGGAAAAGTTCCTAAGCCGCCTGCGTGCGTTGGCCTATAGGCGCGGGCTGCATATTCCGCTTTTAGTGCGGAATATATAACATGAGTGGTCGCGCAGGACAGATTCGAACTGTCGATTTCCTGGGTATGAGCCAGGCGAGATAGACCGCTTCTCTACCGCGCAATAAGTGGTGGAGCTTCTGTTGCTAGGTGCTCCACCGAACCCCGACTCGATTACGCGGCTAAGCGCATCTCGTCATATGCGACATTATCGTTCGCATTTCCATGTTGGTCATTCACGGGAACCACCCCGAGCACACTGTACACCTTACACGCCCGATCGAACCTGTTTCGCCCCCATCAAATACGCGATCACGTATAAAATGACCTTATACGTTCTCGCGTATATGGTGGAGGCGGCCGGTACTGCCCCGGCGTCTCGAACGCTTACGCTGCACGATTCAGCGCCATCTTCCGTTGCCAACAACGAAACTCTCGGTCAGGATAAGCCGCCTGACCTTATGAATGGGGCGCGCGGCCTCGCGCCGGTGACTTTAGTAGGTACCGCCCGGACCCAACAAGAGCCGGATGAGAATAATCCCCAAGATCACCAGAAGTAGCCACGCAACACCGCCGCCAACCGGGCCGCCGGGGATGCGATCACGGCCGACCCATAGGCCGCCGCTGCACACGATAATCCAAAGCACAGTAACAAGTAAAATGATTGACGGTTGCATGATCTTAACCCTTCTCTTTGTCCGCGTCTCGAAGGGCGAGCACCTTAGCGCGCTCCTCAGATATTACTTCTTTTCCACCTGCGATCGTTATCAACTCGCCACGCCGGGGGAGCGGGAGCGTAGCGCGTACCAACTTAGCTAAAGAAAGAGCTTCCTTCTTGAAGGAAGGAGTCTTAAGCAAGTCCGCATCCACGAGCAAGTCACGGATAGCATCCGTGCGCCGCGCGATGACATCTTCCTGATACCCCGGCTCGTAGGCGTCAACGTCGTCGCTCATGGCGCAGCCCTCGGCTAATGGTGAAACCGCTTGCAGATTACGCCTCCGGGGAGGCGCTATCAAGTGACAAATCGAAGGGCACGGCCGAGATGTTCCGTAGGCGTTCCCCTAGATTCTTGTCGTAAGTGACTGCAGTCATTGATCTTCCTGCCCCACCGAAGCCCTTAGCGGCATGCCATGAGTCGGCTGGTGCAAGTGTCTGGAATGTCTCGCAAACAACGCCTCCGACCTCTTTACAGAATTTTTCTGTGTGGTGGACGTGACCCCCTACCGCGTAGCGGAACCGGGTGCGGCCCCACATTGCCGGCTGGTGGGCGGCCATGATGCCTGGCATGTCCTTGATCTTCGCCATGTCGTTGTGCGTGCCAGCGAGCATCGTCAGACCGTGCTCTAAGTAGAAATAGCGAGACGAGCTGCAATGCACGATAACGCGAGGGTTGTTATGAAAGAACGCCCACATGGAAAGCTCCAGCGTGGGGGTCGACTCCGGGTCATGGTTGCCGGGCAGGCAACGTACCTCGACGGTCTCATGCTTAGTCAGCGCCAACTCGATGCATTGGACTAGCAGCATCACGCCGGCCTTATAAACTTTGGCGCGACGACTATCGACATCGAGCGCGTGGCCACTTGCGGGCGTCTGGTTGTTCGAGCTATCGGCATGGAAGAAGTCTCCGAGCGAGACAACAATCGCGCGCTTTGAGTTTGGTGTGGCACGTACCAGATCGACCATTGCGTTCTGCAGGAGCTTGGTGCTGATCTTCAAGTCGTAATCGAAGCCTGTCTCTTCACGCCAGCTAAACATGCCGAGATGGTGATCCGCGATGTAGTACGCGGTCAGGTAATCATCGATCGTTTCTTCTGGCGCCGGGCCAAGCTCCGATCGGCCAGTGTACTCTTCGAATGCAGCCTTGACCGCCTCGATCGCGAGCACACGCTGCTCAGCTCCGGGCTTAGACTGTACCCACTTGCCGACAACTTTGTCATCGCGCACATACGCAGAGATTTTTGAAATCTCGTGATCTGGCGGTAGCTCGTAAATCTCGGTGTGTTCGGGCTTCTGCTGAATATACTCTTTGAGAAGGTTGCCATCGGGGTCGCGCGCCGTAGTGACTTGCGTCGTTTCGAAGCCTGGCAGGATGGGCTCGAATCCTAGTTTGCCCTTCTTCGCAGCGTAGGGGGGGTAGAGATCCCAATCAGGGCAGAAGTGCTGATTACCTTTTGCGCGGCGTCGCTCTTGTAGAGATACCCATTCGCAAATGGTTGACTTAGCGGTATTAGTGATGGCACCAGTGGACTTAAGGTGCTCGTAGGTCGCAGCAACGGCGCTGCCCTTACCATCCATGCCGCGGTACATCTTGTACGGGGCATAGCCTTCCGATAGGAACCGTTCGATGGTCCCTTTGAAAAGTTCGTCACGGGTCATGAGTTCCTCAAAGCATTGGTTGCTGTGGCATTGAAGCCATAGGCATGCTTGGCATTGCCGGCATTGTCAAGCCGGGAGGCGACGCCATAGGAACGGCCGGCATGGATTTCGTTGACTTGCCAGCCTTCGCAGATTTCACCTTCGTGGTGCCCTTGGCGTAACCTGAGGGCTTCTTGTCCGGCATACCGCCTGCCGTACCGGCTCCCTTGACAGTGGCCTTAGCAAGCTGTGGCGTGGCCATTGCGGCCGCGCCAGCCCGAGCACCCTCATTGGTAGTGCTGCCCATTGAATACACTTCATCGACACCATCCGCGAAACCTTGTGGCGCTGTCACACGAATGCTTGGGTCTCCGCCAGTGTTGATGCTGAAGCCCCCAGGAGCCCGCACACCGGCAAGGTACGCCGCAGTGTTAGCATCAGGGGCGCCCGAGCCAAGGCCGCTACCGACCGGCTGAAAGCTTGCTTCTTGTGCCGCGCGCATCGCGCCTAGCGAGGGTGCTATTGACATCCCCATACCGGGTGAAAAGCCGGCTGATGCGAATGGAGGCGGAACAGCAGCCGGAGCAATCGGCGCTACGCGCCCAAGCCCATCAGTCGGTTGCGCCTGGAGCAATCCGCCCGGTCCGGCCTGCGCTGCACGAGGGGCCTGAGGGGATGCAAGCTGATTTAGATAGCTGCCGAGGTTGTCATAGCGTGGCATGCCCCGACTATCTCGGCCTTTGTATGGTGTGTTGGTGCTGTACACATCCTCGCCAATGTTCGCGTCGCCGTCAGCAAAGCCAGGAACGCCGCCACGAATAACCTGTGGCAGCGGTGCTCTTGCGGCGGGCGCAGGACCATAGCCGCCGTCAGATGCGATCGGGTCTTCAGCACGCGTCTCAGAGACCAAAGGAATCGTCGTATAGCCCTGCGTGAACGGGTTCTTTCCATCCAGGAGGCCGCCACCTAGTCCGATCGGGCCACCGTTCGCTTCCATCTTGCCGACAACATCTGGAGTACCGTCAGCGTAGAAACGCGCGAAAGGCACCATGCCGCCGAGAGCCAACTGCATAACGGGTGTGTCGCCGCCTGTCGGCGTTTGTGGCGCGCGACTCTTGGATATTTTCGTGGCGCCCGTCGCGTGGCCTGGAGGGGTTTTCTCTTTCTTCGAAAGCTCTTTGGGATTGGTACGCGGAAGATTCTGTGATGCGAAGTCAGCGCCTGTCAGGGGTGCGCGGCCAGCGTCCGTGCCGCCACCATCGCGCATCGTCGGAGCGGCCTTCTTCGGAGCAGCCTGTACTTTCTTTCGACTAGCCGCCTGCGCCGCGGGCTGACCGCCCGTGCCTCCGGCGTTCGTCGCGGCCATACGCATGAGGCCGATCTTGTTGAGATGCTCGATGATGCCGCGGCCAACGTGCTCCGCTGCGCCCTTGTTGAGCACTGCTTCACCCGGCGATAGCATGGCTGGCACAATATCAGTCGGACCGGCCTTTGATCCCTTAGCCGGTAGCCCCTTGCCGGAAGCCTTCTGAGAAGGCTTCTGAGTGTCTGCGGTGCCCTTGGCCCACTGTGCGATCCCCGTGTAACCGGCGCCAGTCGATTCGGGTGTCTGTGGCTGTGGCGTATAAACGCTAGAATTAGGGTCCGGCGCGGGTGTGCCTCCTTCCTGAGCTATATGGCCGAGGGCTTGTCCGTTCTGAATTTGATCGTCGGTCAGTCCGTACATACGTGCTTGTGCGACTGTCAACATAGTTTTGCCACTTGCAGCCTCGCCTTGTTTCTGACGCAGAGACTCCAAAGATGGCATCGCGCCTATCTGCGCTGCGCGTAGACCTACGAGAGACGGCGCAACTTCAGCCTGAGCCTGCGAAAGCGCGCCAGTACCCATCTGTGCAATCGCCTCGGCTGGGATACCAATTCGTGCCTGTGCCTCACGAAGCATAGCTTCGGAGGGGGTTGCGAATGCTTGCTGTGTCGTAAGGCCAGCCTGTGCATTGCGCATGGCGATATCGGCTGCGGACACGGGACCTAGGGTCTTGCCTTGTTCGCGGGTTGTGAAGGCCGATGCACGCTCGGCTGCTTGCTGAGCCTCCGCGGTCGGTCCGAACTGCGCGGCCTGCTCGCCAGTCAGGGCGGCCTGCGCTCTCACGACTTGAGCTTGCGCCAAATTCGCGGGAATGCGCGATGCCGCTTCAGCACCTAGCTGTTTCTGATAGGTAGAGAGATCGCCCATCGCCATGATAGTTACCCGCTGTTCTCTTCGCCCGTGGGCTTACCTGCCTGTGGCAATACAATCGGCGACCACCAATCATCCTGGTGTGGCGCCCACTTATACCCATACACCACTCGAAGCTCTGGCGCTAGTTCCACGCGGAATGTCTTCTCAGGATCAGGATAGCCACCACTGGCCTCGTCTAGGGGGAGATACATGCTCACTCCGTAGAAGCAATGTTGAGGTTGGTGTTGTTGGACTGGCTCACGCTCTCCTGGCTCTCGCCGATATTAGAGGCCGTCTGCGAGGCGCTGTTGCTCGTCTGGTTGCTATTGATGAACTCCGTAACGTCGCTCCGGCTAACCTGCCAGCTAGACGAAGATCCGAAGTTGACGTTGTCCTGACGTGCGCGATGGCTTGCCCATGTAACGGAGCCGAGTGCCGATGCAGCGATTTGAGCCTCAACCTGCGCGCCTACCTTGGCAGCATCGGTCGCGATCGACTTGGCCGTCATATAAAGCTGCGCGTTCATATTGGCAGCCGAGACACCGACTTGCGTAGCCTGCAGCGCCTCATCTAGCGCAGCCTGCCACTCCTTGATAATCGCGTCGTTGTACGCACTGGTGCCGGAAACCTCCGACGCATAGATGCGCGCGGTTGCTTCATTCTGCGCGGCTATGGCCTGCACTTGTGCAGACTGACCAACGACCAGGGCTTTATAACCTTCGTACTCGGCCACGTAAGCATCAAGTTGCGCTTTGTAGACAGCGATATTTTCGTCGATCTCTTTGGCAACGGCCGTAACCTGCGTAGAGAAGACATCAGCCTGCGTCCCGAAGACCTGCTCCTTGACCTGCTCGCCTTGCAGCAGCGCCTTATAGGCTTCGACGTTCGCCGTATAGGCGTTGATCTGCGCGGCGTAGGCAGCCACTTCCTGCCCGAAAATTTGCACCTTGAGGCTCTCGACCTGTGCCTCGACCTGGATAATCTGGATCTCGCCCTTGAAGACCTCGATCGATGCCAGCGCAGCGTCGACCTCGACTTTGTACTGCTGGACCAAGGCCGTGTTCATTTGAACCTTGACCATCTCGGCTTCAAGCTCGGCGCGGTACGCTGCCACTAAAGCCATCTGCCCCTGGATCTTTGCGTTGTAGATGTCGATCGTGGCACGATACACGGCGACCTGTGCTGTAAACGCTTGGATCTGCGCGTTGTAGATCGCGACACCGGCATCGGTCATATACTTACATGTCTCGAAGCGGCGTTGCTCGGTCTGGTTGGCGTAGTCGATCAGCTTGCCCTCAAGCTGTGTCGCACTATCCAGCGCCATCTTGATATTATCTTGTTCAAGTTTGGCCTGAGCGACAGCAATATCTCGCGATGATCCAACCAACACAAAGGCCAGTTCAGTTTGGATCTTGATCTGCGCGTCAATAAACACACCGGGCGGGAAGGCGTAGCCCATCGTCTCCATGCGATCTAGTGCGGCGATTGCGTCGCCCGCCTGCTTCATTTCCCGCTCACGTTCACGATTCCAGATGTTCTCTTCGATCGCGGGCGGCAGGCCGGTGTTAGTTCCCGTGTTGCCAATGTCGAGACGCTGTAGCAGCGTCGCTTGCATCTCGCTAAGAAGAGCATCGGTGTACGGGGCGTTGGGGATATAGTCCACGATGCCAGGGGAGACAATCGTCAGTACCGGCGCTGTCGCGCTTAGCGTCGGCAGCGTCACGCCGCCGAAGGCATAGGTCTGCAATGATAAGAGGCTAGGCGGCGCCGGGAGATCCACGCTGACCGTCGGGTACGTGAAGTTGGTATCGATCGCCGGCGCGCCAGGCTCCACTAAGAAAGGTTGCGGGGGCGCATTGGGAAAGTTGATCGTCGGAGGCGTCGCCGTGAACAGCGGGAACACGTCCGTGATCGCGAGCTGCGCGTTGAACGCCGCCGGAATAGGTGGCGCGCTCCACACAATAGGCTCGACAACTGGAGGCGCCGGTACGGTGACGGCAGGCCCTAGGGTGTTGATCGGGTAAACTGGCGTGATGACTGGCGGCACAAGAGATAAGGCCAGCGTCCCAAGCTGCTGAATGTAGCTGTCCGCGGTAGCAGCATGATCTTCGGCAAAAGTAGTGACGTCCTGCGCGCCGATGAAATCTTGTTCAATCGGCAGGATGACTGGCGGCGACGGCGGTAGCGGCGGCACTGGTACGGGAGACGACGGAGTCGTCGGCTTCAGCGGCGGCACTGCTGTCGGTGGCGGGACGGGGATATAGAGATCGACCATTGGCGCTCCTCAACAGAGCACCGTATCTCAATTAAGTCACAGCTTCAAGCGGCGTGGAGATCCGCCTTCTGCAGCATAGCGATAAGATGCACAGTCGTCAGACCACACTCGACTAGAATGTCTTCGACGTGGCCGAATGTCAGTGTGTTCTTATGCGCATCCCATTCACTCTGGAGCAGCCGAACCGCTGCATCATAGATGGGCTTGCGAACATCTGCGTCATGGCGCTTGGAGATAATAAGAACTTCGCGAAAGACGCCCGATACATCGAGATGACTCATGGCGCCCTCCTATCATGTTACCGCCGCTGGCGGTTTAACCGTCACATTGCAGATCCCTTGGGCTACACCATATGGGATGTCCATGAACAGCGCACGAATATCCGTGGGCTGGCAGCGCAAAGCTTTCGTCAACGCAGGCATAAAGTCTACGCCGTCCAGATAGAGATAGGGCGTCTTGTCTACATAGAAACCCTGCGCATAATGCATACCGTTGGAGACGTGCAGCCAGGGATCGAAACTGCTCGCCGTCGTGCCAGTAAAGATACCATAAGGTGTGTGAATTTCAAGCGCCGTAACGACTTCGCTATAGTTGAGTGTCGACACGCTGTAGAAATCTGGATCGCTGCCTAATGCGCCGGTCGGAACTTGCGACAAGCTCGGTGGAAATGGATGTAGATTTACGGCTACGAGATATGTAGCGCTTAAATCAAGCTCGCCGGAGAAGTCGAAAATCTTGAGTGTTTCGTCGGCGCTTAGAGTGCCGTTAATCTCGTCGACATTAGAGTACGTGTAGATTAGTGGGCAGCCCGGCAACTCCTCGGTGGCGCCGTTATAGCTCGTCCCGCTTACCGTGCCGCTCGTGTGCAGCACAGGCGCGATGTCAGGTACACTTGTGATGCCGGGGAAGTCCGACACAGGTGCGGTGGCGAAGCCGTTGAAGTAACTGCCGGACGGAAGCCAACTAGCGGCTCCGCTATAAACCCCCGCGGGCGTCGGAATATGGCTAGGATTCTCGCCGTTCGACACATCCCACCACGCCGCCAGATCAATAAGAGGACCACCCTCGCCGTCGGACGTAATATCTTGTGGCGCGGTTTCGCCAACACCGGTCCCGCTATCGTACATATCGTTGGTGCCGAACACGAGCCAGTTACTATTTACCGGGTTCGGAGATGCCCAATCGGCTGCATCCGCCAGCCACGCTGCGACGGTTGACCAATTCTCCGCGAGGGCCGGAGCAGAGGCCGTGACGATCGGAGCTACGAAAGTCTCAAGGACCACGAGAGAAACAGGGACCATCGCTGCTGGCAGACTGTCCTGCGACTGACCTGGTGTCGGAATCTGATATTGCGGCCAAGGAAGCTGACCGCCGATGTCTCCTCCCGTGCCGGGCGCCAACACATATGTCTGCTTCCAATCTAAGTACCATAGACCGACATAAGCTGTCGTGTTGGTGGGCAACGATGGCGCGCCATTTGCTGGGCTGGTGGCGACGGTTCCGAATCCAACATTATTCTGAACTGTCTGTAGTTGTGGGGTCGTAACCGGAGGAGTCCCGCCAAGGACCGGGATCACGTACATATCAAATGCGGCGCTACTGCCGTCGGAACTATAAAGCTCTTTCACACACGCTTCCGGGTATGTGTAGATTATTTCTTGAGGCGCGGCCGCTGGCCCGGTCGGAGTAAGGCTGTTTTCCAACGTCGCAATCGCATCCGGTGCAGTCGACGCGGGCGGGACCGCCTCGGCGTTGCCGTACTGAATGCCGTAGAAGTTCTTGAACGGGGATGTATGTGGCAGCGTCGGCGCAGCCTGGGGATATGTAATCGGGTCCAGGCCGACAGTGATAAGCGCCGGCGACGGCACCCACGACGGCGCGTAATAATAATCGCCGTCCGGTGAGATACAGTAAGGCATCAACGATGTGAGGTCTGGCTCCAGCACATTAAGGCCGCCAGGGCCTGTGCGCGTGATCGTGCCGCTGATGTCGAACACATCGAGCGCCGTCCATATCGTGCTTTCTTTGCCGTTCATGATCGGCACATGAGCCTGTTCGGTCGCGGTGGTGCTACCGCCAGCCAGGGGAGTGGAGTAGAGCACAAGCGTCGTCGCGGCCTCACCACCGGACGTAAAGTTGATGGGTGTCAGGATCGCCTCGATCGGTCCAAAGGCTTCCTGGTGGACCCGGATATGCTGCCCGCCCCAGGTTGTGGTTTTTATGCCGGCACAAAATAGGTTGGGGAGCGGCTCGAAGAAGTTATTAGGGTCCAGGGGCGGCGATAGCGACTGTGGGTTGAGTGTTGCCATGTCGAACACGGCAAAGTCGCAATCCCCGTCAGGGCCATTGTAGAGGACCAGGAGGCATGTCACCGGTATGGGGGGTGACAGTAGCGGGGGCCTCACGCCAGGCACCTGGGCGACGCGCTGACGGGGCTGTGCGGGCTGTGGCGTGGTTAACGTCTTCGGGGGATGCGCCGTCAGGGTGATTATTTCATTTCCGAACTGATTTTGGTAGCGGATATCCAGGCCGGGAGACAGAAGCTCGGCAGTATGGATCTGGACGATGCTGAGCGAATACGCCTGCCGCTGGCGCGCGACGAACCAGTTAATTAGGCCGCGGCTGGCTTCCACCAGGGCAATAGCGCCGGGGCCAATGCCGTCCATACGGTAGGATGCGGGAGTTTTGTACCGGTCATCGTCGTCCATCAGCGATCTCTTAATATCCCTAGATCGCGAAGTAACTGCTTACCGACAAACCACCACGGCTGCCGCAGACAGATACTTGAATGAGCACGATAGAATCGTCTTTTAAGCCACTTCATCATACTCTCCGTGTGCTGCTGATCGGCAGGAACTCGATGCTGTCCAGGTCAAAATTCTGGCCCACGCTCGTCAGCTCCCAAGTGAAGTAGCGAGAGCGCAGCCCTTTACCTATATCGACGCGGGCTGTGCGAAGTGAATGTGTACGAATTTTATAGACATATTCCTTCTCGTCGCCGGAACACAGCTTCAGGAAGAAGTCACCTTTGCCACGAAGGCCGAGGTAAGCGGCTTTAAAGGATGTAAGGTAGGAGCCGGAAAGCTGTAGCAATCCGCCCATGAGGTCTGTAATGATCGGCTTTCCAGCGTCACTCCCACCAGAAAGCTCAAAGAGCCCACTAGAATTAGCACCAAGATAGACATCCCCAAGTTTCGCGAATGAGTTGAATTCATAATTTGTGTACTCCGTGACGGCGCCCGTGCGGCTGTTCATGGCCCAGGCGGTGAAGCCCCCGCCGGGGGACATATACGCGATGCTGCATTTGAGGGTATCTTGCAAGGCGAGATTGTAGATCGCCAGCAGTGAGTTTGAGTCGCTGAAAATGGCGTTCTCGTCCATCACCATTGTGACGATAAGCTGGTCGGCGAACGCGTCACTTAAAGACATCGTGTCACTTTGCAAAACACCGGCGCAATAAACCGGAGTCAGCGTGTCGGAGAACATCGCCGTGTCGGTCCAGTTGCCCCCCAGGAACCAGGCCAATGCCTCGTTAAGCGCAAGGAACTCCGTCATGGACTGTGAATAATTGTAGCTAGCTAGGGACGTATCGACCAGTCCGAGCTGCTCCAGCACGACTAGTCCCTGCACCACCGACATGAACATGGAGAACGTGAGGGTGTCTTGGAGCTTCGCCGTTGTCGATAGACCGAAGAAGTCTTCAAGAACGGCCTGCTCGCGCTGCGTAAAGTTGTAAACGCCGAGCGTAGTCATCGTCGGCGTGATCGTCAGCAATTCATTGATAAGTCCCGACGGCCGCCAGAGCAGCGCCTGTACCGCGGTCAGGGTGATCGTATCGACAATCGCGCACGGCGAGCCAAAGACCGGGCTCCAGCCCCATTGATCGGACGGCGACACGCCTAACGTAAGCTCTTCGGCGAGCGACACATAAGCTGTCCAGGCGGCGGTGAGGGTGTCCGAGAAATCAACGGTCTCAGTAAGAGCTAGTGGAAAGATCGCCGAGGTATAGACGAGCGCAGCGTTGCCGCCGCCCACTGTGAAATGGCCCGAGGTAGCCGCGAGGACGTGATTAGTCACGGCTTAAAATCCGGGATCTGTGTCTACGGCACTCATTAACCTGCAGCCGCGGCGGTATAAGTGAGCAGCAACTGATCGCCTACACCCACCGACTTCGGCGTGCTGAACTGCGCAGCCGAAAACAAAATGCCTGACGTTGAACTCTTCGTCGAGGCCGACGACAAGAACGCACCGTAGATCGTCAATATAGAGGTAAATACGAAGACTGCCGGCGAAGCGGAATTTGTGGCCTGCTGACCACTCTCGACACCCGCAAAGGGGACACGAGTCACAGCCGAGTAAGCCGTTGCTTCGGTCGCATTACCAGGAATCGAAGCAGCAGTGTCCGTCGCAACGGGTACATAGTTGCCCGTAAAAGGCGCCAGATACCACGAGCTGATCTGCGAGACGCCGGTAAATTCAACGCCAAGAATGTGATCGAGGCCCTGATTGACGATAAGGTTGTCCGCCTCGAACTCGTCTATCACTTTGCCGGCGCGAACGATCTTGCCCGAATAGCGCCCCTCAAGCCGCAATAACTGCTTCGGCACTAGAATGCCCCGCTCCAGGCGGTATCCATCATTGCCTTCCATAGCGCGCTCCTTACGGCATATCCCCAGGGCGTAGCGTCGTCGCTATGCCTGCAAAAACTGTGATCAAGATAAGCACGATAAGGGCCGCAACGCCGATACCGGCTAGAATGTGCTCAACCGTCATTCCTATTAGCACGGATTATCTCCGCGTCAAAGCGATCCGTAAACCGGGCGGTCGCCGTAACCGGCGTGCCCCCCGAGTTAAGAGCCTGAACTATCGTGTGCATCCCGTCCTGGTGACGAAACAGCGTGGCCGACCGCGTAGCGTTCGGAAATAAGAACCTATCGTGGGTCATGCGAAAGGTCTGGCCGCCGGGCATACCGAGCACGATTCCTTCGGTCGTCAGGCAGACCATACACCGAGCATTGCGATAGGGGATGTCGGGAAACCGTCGCGCCTCCGGGTCGATCTCCGCGGATGGCACGGTTATCATAGAGCCCGGCACTACACCGGCGTCTTCTCGAATCGTGCGTTCCTGCTTTTCGTCAAAGGCGCCCGACAAGAAGTAAAGCTTTGCCGCGGTGCCAACATAGATGCCGTCCTCGACCATCCCAAGAGCGGTGATATCCTCTTCAAAGTGCCGATAGCCCTTAGTCTTGTCGACATAGTCATAAAGGAAAAGCTCTGTCGCCCATAGCGTGCGCTGGCCAGCGAGGTATATGCGACCGTTGAACCAAGTGAGCGCGGTTGCGAAAGGAGCTGGCCCAAGGAGTCGACCGCCGACCGATCCAAGGGTAGGCTCGGGGTTGACAACTGGCGAGAACCAAAAGTCTGCATTGGGGGGGTCCGATGTGGTTGTAGCCGGGGTGTAGGAGGGTGAAATGATGCGTCCCCAAGGCGACACTATGTTCGTCTTCAGATCAATTTTCCCCGAAACGCTGATCGAGCTGTAATAGAGTGTACGCCCAACCTGCACATAAGCCAGAGGCGCGCGAGGAATACCAGTCACCAGCGGCATGAAGGTAAAGTCGGGGTTGATACGCCCTAGCGTGCCATTCATAACCACCAGCACCTTATTGCCGTTGGTCGTGAAGAGCGAGTGGAAGACGCCTATTAGCCTCTGTGTATAACCGCGGCGACGGTGAGCTTCTCCCAAGTCATCTATATCTATGTTCTCCGCGCGCTGCAGCTCGGCGTTCGATAGGCGCTCAGGAGCAACGGTGTTCTTCAGACCAGTGAACTTGTCAAACCGAACAGGTGGGTCCGGCGGTTCTTGGGGAGGCGGTGCTTGCTGGGCCATCATCAAAGCTCCGCACTCGCCATGTAGTGGAGGGATGCCGTGATATCGCTGTGCCAGTAAAAATCGAACCCATCTGTAGCGATGTTCAAGACCCCGCCACCACTTCCGAATGCCAAATCGTCTGACCAAGTGCCGGTGATGAACTCAGATATCTTGTTTACGTTACCTGCGCCATCCCAAATTGAGATTGATGCTGGGGCAGCTCGCATCGGCGCATGGAATTGAACGCCGAACAATGGATAATATACAGCTCCGCCTTGGTAAGAATATCCAACTCCGGATCGCAGCCCCGATCTCGTTGCTGTGCCTGGAGGAACACTGTTTCCATAAGAGCTGTCAAAGTACCGCTGACAAAAGGTCAGCTCAGTGTGAATCGGCCGGCCCTCGACACGCGGCGGTGCATAGTTAAGTCCAGTCGGCACACCGGGCGTAGCGCGGCCATCGGCTTGTCCGATATCTACATAACCAGAAGTTAACGCGCCAAGCGAGAGCTTGATCTGATAACCCAAAGCGAGATGCGCCCCGGAGATCGACGGCAAGAAAGTGTACGCGACTCTCGTTAGTGTGGCGTTCGGACACACCTGCAGATTGGTCGCGGCGAGATCAGCATCCACCGTCGCGAAGTTATCTTGCGCGGACGCGTACCCGCAGGTCAGCGTCGGCGTGATCGAGGCACCTGAATTATTATAGATAAGGAACTGCACCGTGATCGGCTGAACCGCAAGCGCGTCAGTAAGCAGGTCCGCCGCAATGTAGCTCTCAATACGCTGGATAAGCGTGTTCTGCGAGTTAGACGTGACACCGGTGATGCGAAGGGCGTTGCCCTTCATGTTCTGGCAATACTCTTGCGTCCAGGTGGTCGTGGCTCCCGTGGGGGTAAAGATCCAGCCATCCAGAGAATAGGTCGGCGTTGCCGTGGCGATATTTGCCGTCGTGCCGCGCTGAGCGATGTCGAAAACTGGATTGCGAAACTTGTTAAGATAACCAACCGAGAGACCAGCAATGTCCTGAACACCGATCGAGACGCTCACCAGTGCGGCCACGGTCAGCGTTGCCGCGGTCGCGGCGCCGGCCGAGGACTCAATGACCTGTGTTCGCGTCAGCGTCCAAACACCGGCCGCGAGCGTGAACGCGCCGTAACCAAACTCCCACGCGCCGTCGACGTCATCCACTTCATATGGCAAAATTGCACCCGAGGCTGGTTCTGCGGTCGAGCTGGACAGTCCTTGATAGCCGGCTGCTGATGGACCAAGCGTAATCGCTCCGGTGCCGGGCGTGCCAGTGACGCTGTGACGGATGCGGTTTGGGAAAGGTAGGATCATTTTACTTTCCGAGCCAATGGGCGCCGCTTAGATAGATGACGAGAATCGTAACGACCGCAACAACGACACCCCAGGCGGTTCCAACTAGACCAGTATGTGCGATGCGCGTCGAGGTGACATTTGTTTTCCAATTATCCAAATCATCGACACGCTTAGCCAATTCCCCAACTTCGCGTTCAGTCTTCTCCATCAGAGCGATGAGGTTCTTCATATTGACATTGATCGTGACGAGCAGGTCATGATCGATATTAGCACGTTCGCGAGCTTCTGTAATTAGAGCTGACGCAACTTTCGTAGCCTCTGCGCCGACGGCCGCGGCGGTAGCAGCAGCCGTGGCGGCGACACCCGCCGCGGTGGCAGCAGCCGTAGCTGCAGCAGTGGCAGCAGCGGAGCGGATTTCGTCATCTACATCGGCCATCAGCGTTTTCCAAGAGTGGAGTGGATCGTGACGAGCAGGTCATGGTTGACCTTTTCGTGTTCGCGAGCTTCGTCTAGAAGAACCTTCGCAACTTTCGTAGCCTCTTCAGCGACAGCCGTAGCAGTGTCCGTAGCCGTATTAGCAACAGCAGCAGCAGTCGCAGTCGCAGCCGCAGCCGCAGCAGTCGCAGCCGCAACATCCGCGGCGGCGGCAGCGACACCCACGGCTGCAATCTCAGCGGCGGTCTTAGCCATTATTTCGTCTCCCCAACAAGCCAGCGATCGAGGTAACAATCGGCATGGCGGGGGCGAGTATAAAGAAGCTCAAGGCGATATTCAACTCCGCGCCGGCGTAACCACCTGGCAGAGCAGGCACATGCCAGCCAAAACGGAAAGTGCTGTCGAGAAACACAGCGTTCCAATGCAGTGCAGCCGGCAGGCCGAACAAATAAATCATCAGGTGCGCGCCCCACCAAGCGTTCGCGGCTATCTTGGAATTGTTCATCACGCCAATGGCTTGCGCGTAGGCGATATATTCCGCCTGCTCCGCGCCGGTCAACGCAGCAAATTCCTGGCCTTTGACCACATTAGCGGATGTGAAGAAGCCCATGATTGGCGAAAGAATCGCACCGATGCCACCGCTGAATAGGGAGCCTAGTAGCCCGAACATCAGTGCTGCTCCTCAGGCGGGATTGGCGACGCCTGTGCGGCTCGGTATAACCCATGAGCGTGTGTCAGCGGGATCAAGAGTGTGCAGACAATGGTAATCATATCAGCCGTGCGCGGGGAGAAGACCCCACTCCACGGAAGGCCGCCGATCATCGGCAGGTATGGCGCCATAAGGCTAAGGGCCTGCGCGCCAACAGCGACCCAAGCGAGGATGATCGTCTTCCAGCCGAAAAGTTTGACTTGAGTCCAGTGCCACCACGGGGCAGCGCAAAGCAGCAGGTCCTTACCAAGAACCTGCGCGGTGAGTTTCATGTAATGTTTGATGACTAGGAAGTAGGCGACAAGCGCCGTTGAACCGGCGGCTATAAGCCACCAGCCCAACCACACTTCTTGCAGGGCAAGCCAGAGCTTGCTCACGCTGCCGGCTTCACGGGAGCCTTCACAACCGACGCAACGCCGGTTGTAATGGCGGTCTCAACTGCCGTCAGCCGCTTGTCGATAAACTCGAACACGCGCCAACCAACGAAGGCGAGAGCAAGTACCGACACGACGTCGAAAACTAACCAGAGATGCATAGTTATTCTCCTTTATGCGGACCCAATAGGGGGAACGGCCGTTGTACTCGGCTTAGGCTCCAAAGTCGAGGGTGTCAGCGGCGCGGTAAGTGATACAACCGGGGCGCCAGCGTCACCGGCTAATCCAGAAAGCACGAGCGAACTAGTAACGATGGGCGGCGGAATGACAGGCGTGGGCTTGGTAGCCGCAACCAACGCCTGCTGCGTGACGACAGCACTAGCCGCCGCTTTTACCGCCCCAACAATCGCCACGAACACCGCCGCGGCAAGCACGCCCAGGACAATCCAGCCCCACAGAGGCATATGCCACGAGACATGCGTCCCTATCGTAGCGGCAGCCGCGATCGTACCAGCGCCAGCGACAGCGAGACCGCCTGTCTGCGTATTCTTCTGAGAGGCGGCGGTCATATTCAGCACCGTCGTAGGAGCCGAGGAATTCATTTTCGGCATGGCTGCGAACACCGCTTTGGCCTGCGCCACGCGGAACGCGAGACGAGCTGTTGCAACGGCCGGGCGCTCGTACTGCCAGCAGATCGCCGCGGTCAGCGTTGCAATGTCGCCACCAGCACGCAACTGCGCATCCAGCGCGCCATAACTCTCACGACACTCGATCGCCGTGAAGGCAACCTGATAATCCATACGACCGTACCACGGCCATAGCTCCTGAGTTGTGAGGCCAGGATGCAGGCTCTTGACGTATTGTTCGTATCGCGTCAGGCGATCCAGGCGCCACTGCGCCAGCCCTTCGCTCCCGTGGTCTAGGCCCGCAGTGCGGAAAGCAGTCGGAAGGCTGACACCGGACTCGGCGCTAAAGTCACCGACGAACGCCGCAGCAGACTCGGCCGGATAACCTTGCGCCTCAAACAGCGTAGCGCATTGAATTTGTCTGGGGGTCGCCATTGAAAGAACTCCGTAGGGGTTGCCTTGCCACGATGCCGCGAAGGCATCCTTATAATCTTGGGCGGTTTCCATAGATAGTCCCTTATTGAAAAGCGGACGGCTGAACCTCGAAGGCGCCCTCGACTGCGGCCGTCACAATGCCCGTCCCAACCCATCTATAGTGCCATATACCGGCTACGAGCGGGGTATACAAAGCCTGGAAAACGCCCGTGGTGGGATTCGTCGGCACCACACTTGTCTCATTCCCGCATGGGTCCAGAACGAGACACGCGACGTTCGTCGGGTTTGTCGGTACCTTAGTCGTCGCGTCGGCAAACGTCACCGAAATGGTCATTTCGTTGCCTAGCGGGTAGCTGTCCATGCTCATTCTCCTGAGATTGACTTATATAGCATTATGGCCCTCTGAAGACAAACCCCGTAGCCAGGTTATCAATGGCCACCCAATGAGAGATGAGGTTCTGATCCGTCAGAACAATCCTCACAGTCTGGTTCCAAGGACTACCAGTCGCGCGAAAGGCACCTGTTTCGCAGGCCAGAAACAGCGGGGTAGTTAACACAAATGTTGCAGTAGAGCCAATCAGCGCGAAGGAACCGATAGCGCCGTTCAGCGCGTACTGACCGCTCAGTAGCATTGTATTAATGCTACCAACTTCACTAAAGACACCTACGACTTCATCGAGAATACGATCCCATGCGAGTTGAGCAGATGCCGCTTCACTAAAGACGCCGGTCGCAGCGACGAGATCGCGGCCCCAAGCAAGTTCTGCGGCACCAGCTTCAGCGAATATGCCGGTCGCGCCGACAAGTTGATGATCCCATGCAAACGAGGTTGCCGAACCGACTTCACTAAAGATGCCGGTCGCAGCAGCACACCAGTAATTATGCCGGCACGACGCTATGGAGCCGGTCTCGCTAAAGATGCCAGTCGCACATGCGAGACGATAGCCCGCCGCCAAAGCGGCAGCAGAACCTGTTAACGCATAGGAGCCCGAAGGGGCGACAATGTCGTGACCCCACTCCAACACTTCGGAGCCGGTCTCGGCGAAGGTACCGGTCGCGCCGACAAGTTTATGATTCCAAGCGAACTGTGTCGCAGAGCCGGTCTCAGTGAATACACCCGTAGCCGCGACCAGTTTGTGCCCGACAGTGAGTTTAGCAACGGAGCCTGTTAGCGCGAACGAACCATCAGACTCGACTAACTTATGGCTCCATTTGAAAGTGGCGGCCTCGCCAGTTAGTGCGAAGGCACCGGTCGCGCCGACAAGTTGATGATCCCATGCAAACGAGGTCGCCGAACCGACTTCACTAAAGATGCCGGTCGCCGCAGCACACCGGTAATTATGCCGAAGTATCGCACTGTTTCCGGCCAGCGAGAAATTACCGTGATCGCCTGCAGCATTATGAGCCCATGCAAGTTTTGCGGAACCGGTAATCGCGAAAGAGCCGGTCGGACAAGTGAGCGTCATACTTTGCAGCGGAGAAAGTGCTTCAGTGGGGACAGCATCCGTTGGGCCAAAGTCCCCAAGTCCACCAAAAGCTGATGGGTAATGAGAGCGCAAGAAAGTCGCCGAAGAACCTACCAGCGCAAACGCACCAGGTGCAGCAGTAATTATCTTTGGAAAAGGTTCAACGAACGTCGGAGCGGCATCGGTTGGGCCGAAGAAGCCAAGACCACTGCTTAATGTAACTGGAGCGCTCGTTGAACTTCCGACGACAAGAAAGACACCCGAAGGGACTTGGAAAATCCGATCGTAGGCGAACTGTGCCGCAGAGCCGGTAAAACCGAATGAACCCGTAGCGCCGACAAGTGAATAAGCGGCTGCGTATGAAATCGCGACAAAGCCGGAGCCACCGTTCCCACCGTAAAATGCCGCAGATAGCGAACCACCCGCGCCGCCACCACCGCCGCCCGTATTAGCGCCGCCGGCACCACCATTCGAAGCATTACCACCAGCCCCGCCACCACCAGCACCCCCCGCTCCGGCCGTACCTAAGTATGTGCCGCCACCGCCACCGCCGCCGTATGTGCCTCCGGTAAGGGCTGCATAGCTGCCAGCGCCACCTGGACCTGGATTGTTACCAGTAGTGGCAGCAGAGTCACCACCACCGCCGCCACCGTTCGATGTAGCGCTATTGCCACCAGTGTTCCCACTTCCTGAAGTGCCACCAACGCCGACATATTTCCCCGCGCCACCTGGTGCTGCTGAGATCGAGCCAAAGCTTGTGCCGCTACCTGGTGAACCGTTTGAGCTGGGTGCTCCACCAGCGCCACCAGGACCGATCGCGACAGTAATAACGTCACCAGGCACAACGGACATCGTACCCGTCTTGACCTGACCACCGCCGCCGCCACTGCCAACAGCGTTGTAGCTATCTCCACCGCCGCCGCCGCCATCACCGACGACCAAATAGTCGATCGAGTAGACGCCGGTCGGGACGGTGAATAATGTACTGGAGTAAAAATACTGAAAGACGGCCATCGGCTTACCTCACTTCGAGGTCAGCCCATGAGCCCGTCAACGCGAAAGAGCCAGAGATGTTCAGCATTGGCAGCGGCCACATAGCGGCGAAGT